ACGTTCACTTGACCTATGGCTACATTACCAAGCAACACGCATTGAGAATGGTATTACTAAGACACACGCTGCCGACGCATTCTGCGTAGCCAAGAATATACACGCAATGCGGTTGGATTCTTTCTTTATGTGCCGTTGTGTTCCTCGCCATACAAGGGCTTTACACGTTTTTAACCCGAAAATATTCGGCATACGTAGGTCTTATATCGCTTCGCATAAAATAGGTAAATCTCAATTCCAACGATACGATATGGTACGGTGGAAAGGAAGGGATTGTTTTATCTTTGGTAGTACGAATGGCAGACCAGTTTTGCGTGACATCGAAGGCGTTAAAATGCACGAAAATGCCAGTGTAAACATTAAAACAATTAAGTTTTTGAGAAGAATGAGATGTAGTATTTTAGTAAAAAATGTTTGATTTTTGATTAGGTATGCGCTAAAGATGGCTCGATACCATCTAAGGGCGCATTTTTTTACTTTGTCATAAGAAAATGATTAAATTTTAAAATTAGGCTGTTTTTCCTTGGCGGTCAGATTATTAAGTTAGTCTGCCGCCAAGGTTTTTACGAAAAGAACATGAAGATTATATATAGTATAAAGGTTCACAGAGACCACTTGAAAACGCTGCAAGGTCTGAAATGCTTGCAGTCTGTTGATGTCGGTGAAGATGGCAAGTCAATTACTTGTCAGTTCAAAGACAACAAGACTAGAGGTTGTCTGATTGCTCATACAAATGATTGGCTTGTTGAATTTGCGACAGGAGAATGGCAGAAGTTCGGTGATGCTGCTTACCAACAACTAGTTTGGAATCCGAGCAACGTATCTAAAGAATATTAGCTATGGCTGCTGCTAGGGTTATTCAACACAAGTACACATCGAAAGATGGTACTGAGTACGATAGTAAAGAAGAATATCTGTATCACCAAATTCTTCTTGCTGATAAAAGAGTTTCTTGTATTCATAGACAAGTGAAACTCAGCATATTCAAATCCATTTATATGATTGTGCCGAAACAGCTCAAAACAAAGGTTCGGTACGATAAAAGACTGATGGTTAGCGGTCATAGCTATAAACCAGACTTCATATTTTGGGAATACGGAAAATTGATTGTCTGTGACGTAAAATCAAAGTACACTCATTCTCTCAGGGAGTTCAGAATAACTGCCAAGGGGTGTATCAGTAAGATTGTCGAACACAACAAGAAACGTCATAATGGTGAGCCGTTTGTGGTTTTTCGTGAAGCTATCCATATCAAGAAGAACGAATGGAAGATAATCGACTACCCACCTGACGGAAACAGTTATTGTGAGATTTAATTTCATTCATAATTTATTTAAAATTTATAGTTAGTTATGTAAACCGCCCCTACGCCGACTAAGGTTGTCGTAGATAGGATGTGGAGTTGCTCTTTGGGCAAGAGTATGAATCGAAAACACACCAAGGGGAAATAAAACCTCTCGTAAGTTTGGCAGATGGTGTGTCTTTTGAAACCTCGGAAACGAAGCATCCTTTTAAAAACAGTTTAATATATGAATATAAAAGAATTAGACGGTTATCTGAAATTTCTTTCTGAGAAACAGACTGCCGTTCAAGAAAGCGGTTTTGATGTTGAGGATAGCGATTTGAGTCCTCAACTATTCCCATTTCAGAAGTATTGTGTTAAGCGAGCATTGAAAGTTGGTCGATTTGCGATGTTTGAGGACTGTGGATTGGGAAAGACGTACCAGCAATTAGAGTGGGCACAGCAAGTGGTAAATCACATTAATAAACCTGTTCTTATTCTTGCGCCATTGGGTGTTATAGGTCAGACAATCAAAGAAGGAGTTCATTTCGGGTACAAAGTAACTGAGATTGCTCTTACTACATTTGACCAGGACTTGGATACTGGTATCTATATTACCAACTATGATAATATGGATAACATAGATGCTTATCTGTTTGGGGGGGTCGTTCTTGATGAGAGTTCAATATTGAAGAACTTTGCTGGAAAGACAAGAACCGCACTTATTGAGGATTTCAAAAATACACCTTATAAGTTATGTTGTACTGCAACGCCTTCTCCAAACGATACGACCGAGCTTTGCAATCATGCAGAGTTCTTGAATATTATGACAAGAAACGAAATGCTTGCGATGTATTTTGTACATGATGGCGGCTCTACATCTGATTGGAGACTGAAAGGTCATGCGAAACAAGACTTCTGGGATTTCGTTTCTACTTGGGCTGTCATGCTCAGTAAACCATCTGATATTGGTTTTAGCGATGATGGATATATCCTTCCACCGATGAATGTTATTGAAGACTACATCGTTACCGAAAAGAAAGATAACGGTGCTCTCTTTAATGATATGGCTGTGTCTGCAACTGATTTCCATAAAGAGCTTAGAAGAACTATCAAGCAACGTCTTGAAAGAGTTGCTGAGATTGTTAATGCTTCTTCCGAGAATTGGATTATCTGGATTGGGCAAGATGAGGAAGGCAAGGTTCTTCGTGAATTGATTCCCGATGCAGTTGAGGTTAAAGGTAGTGATAGCAAGCAATACAAGAAAGATAAGTTGCTCGGATTTGCTAACAACGAGTTTAGAGTGCTTGTTACTAAGTTGAAGATTGCATCATTCGGTCTTAACTATCAGAACTGCCGTAATCAGATGTTTGCTTCACTTGATTTTTCATTTGAAGCTACCTATCAAGGTATCAGACGTTCATATCGCTTCGGTCAGAAAGATGATGTGAATATCCACATCATTACTCTTGATACGATGCAGAACGTGAAATCATCATTCGAGGAAAAGCAAAAGCAGTTCCTCGAAATGCAGAAGTCTATGACCGAGGCTATGTGTCGTAACATCAATAATCAGATAAAATTAAAGAAGATGGAAGTTGATAATAAGTATCAATCAAAGAACTGTGACATTCGCCTAGGCGATTGTGTACAGCTCATTCAGAATGTTCCCGATGAGAGTATAGGATTCTCTATTTTCTCTCCTCCATTTGCGGAACTTTACACATATTCCGATAAGTTAGAGGATATGGGTAATTCAAAGGACTATAAGGAGTTCTTTACTGCCTTCAAATATCTTGTCAAGGAATTGTATAGAGTTCTTTGGAGCGGTCGTAACGTTGCTGTTCATTGCATGGACTTGCCTATCCAAAAAGGTAAGGAAGGATATATTGGGCTTCGTGACTTCTCTGGTATGATTCTTGAAGCATTCCAAGAAGTAGGTTTCATTTATCATTCAAGAGTAACGATTTGGAAGAATCCTGTAACCGAAATGCAGAGAACAAAGGCACTCGGTCTTCTCCATAAGCAAGTAAAGAAAGATGCGGCTATGAGTCGTGTCGGCATCCCTGACTATCTTATGGTATTCCGAAAGGAAGGCGAGCATGAACACCCAGTTCATTGTGATATATCTGTTGATACTTGGCAAAAGTACGCTTCGCCAGTGTGGATGGACATTGATTATTCTAAAACACTTAATGGTATTAAGGGGCGTGACGAGAATGACGAGAAGCATATCTGCCCTCTACAATTGGAAACAATCGAGCGAGCAATAACTCTTTGGAGCAACAAGGGTGATAAGGTTCTTACGCCATTCCTTGGAATCGGTTCTGAGGTGTATCAGTCAATTAAGATGGGTCGCTTTGGTGTCGGCTTTGAATTAAAAGATAGTTACTTTAATGAAGCTGTAAAGAATTGTAAAGCTGCTGAGGCTGATACAAATACATCTACATTGTTCGATATGTAGCTTTTCATTTGCCCTTATATATGCAATTCACGCAAATCGGTGTGGTGGAACTTGCGTGAGGTTCACTATGTAATAGTCTGAGCACTGCACCGATTATTCTTTGGATATTATTTTTTTTCATAACCAAGCCCAACCGATGATAGTGCTCCTTGGGCAAGAACGATAATGGTGTACTGCTAGAAATAGTAGCACTCTTGAAATTTGGTGGCTATCATCGGTAACTGGAGATTGTGACCGTAGCGTATGGCAAAGTACGGAACATACAAGAAATTAGGAGGCAGAACCCACAAAAATAAAAAACTCTTATTATGACTGCTGACCGAAATCCAATGGGATGTTGCCAACCGATGAGGTTCGATTCCTCAAATCTCCACTTCTTTAGAATAGGTCAATGTTTAACGAGCCAAGGCAGTTCCGACCGACCATCGGGAAATAGTCAATACGATTCTTGTAGGATTCATCACTTAAATTTTGCCAACTGCCGAGGCTCTTTTTTTACAAAGTATGGAGGTGTATAATGGCGAGAATAACGCTTGAATAATTACGAAAAGACCCATTGATAAAGGGTGATTTTGAGCTTATGAACAAAATGGGTGTACCAGAAAATAAACCTTGGGAGTTTGTTTGTAAGATATTGGATTTTTGTGATGATGATTATTTTAATCTCAAGGTTAAAAGTTTATTTTCTGTATATATAGCTGGCTATACAGCTTGTTATTGCAAATTTATAAACCAAATTATTGAAAAAGCTAAGTAATGAAAGGTATGTATTATATATGCTATCTTGTTGCTATGCTTGTTCTTGTAGTTGCTGCTGAGATAATCAACTTCGCAAGCAAGACTGTATGCGGCAAGAAAGCAATCAAATGTTTTGAATTATGATTAGTAAGTTTGGAAAGGAATTGATTGCAAGCGGCATTCCTGAAGATGTCGTAAAGCGAGCATACGATTTTGTTGAAAAAGCAAATATCGGTAATGGTCTTGTTGGCAAGGATGCTGAATTATGTCGGTCTTTCAAAGACTTTGCTGCAACTGCATATATCACTGGTGCTAGAGAACAAGAAGAAGGAATACTTAAAAAGTTAAAGGAGGAATTATCAGTATGAGTATAATTTTTTTTGCGCTTGCTGCAACCGCTCTTATGTTCGCAGTTGCTGGTGCAATAGCGATGATGCTAGGTCTGGATAAAGAAGATTAGCAAAATGAGAAGTGAATCAAGGCGCAGTCAGTTCGACCACGAAAGATATATGAGAAATCGTGAAGAAAGACTTCAAAAGCAAAGAGATTATTACAGAAATAATACTGAACTTTGCAAGGCTAGCGTAAAGCGATGCAAAAAGAAAAGAATAGAAAGGGAAAGATTTTTATTGTTTAATTAAATATGTAGCTATTATGGCAAAAGACAAAATTAAGTTAGTTTTCGAGATTGACCGTTTTAAGGTTATCGGTTGTGTCGCACGTAACTGTGAGACCAAGGAAGAGTACGATGAATTGGTGAAAATCATCAATGGTACTGATGAGGTTGTTCGTAATGACGCAGAAATCGAGAAGACAAATTGTGTACTGATTCTCGACCAGTTGTTGCACGACAACGAGAATTTGGCTCTTCGCAAACGTCTGGAGAGCGAGGATGAAACACTTCACAATGGAGAAGGTGGCGGTGATGGTAACGTCAACGTAAAGTGCATCAAAATCAAAGGCGTGGTTGCCAAGGACTTATTCGATAAGCTTGCGTCTTTGGTAGAAGAAGGAAAGGATGGTGAGTAATGAGAGCAAGAACAGCATCTTGGTATGAGACTAGAATCAAGTACCAAAAGACAATGGAGGATGGCTCGGAGAAAGTAGTCAATGAACTTTATGTTGTTGATGCACTTTCTTGCACAGAGGCAGAAACATCTGTCATTGAAGAAATGAGTTGCTATATTAGTGGCGATTCTGCCGTTACAAGCGCAAAGAAAACCAACTATGGCGAGATTTTCTTCTCTGACTTGGATGATGATGATAAGTGGTACAAGGCTAAGCTCCAGTTCATCACCATTGATGAAAAGACTGAAAAGGAGAAGCGTTCTAACGTTACTTACTTGGTTCAGGCTAAGTCGTTGGCACGTGCTCTTCGATACGTTGATGAGGTGATGGGCAAGACCATGATTGATTACGACATCGTAGGTCTCAACGAAACAAAGGTCTTCGATGTATTCGAACATCAGGCTCCATCTTCCGAAAACACAGAGGAAAAGAATGAGTAGAATCGACAAACTTATAGCATATATGCCGTCAAAAATGGCTAATGCAGTAATCCATCAACGCAAGTTACACGCTTGCTTGATGGAACTTACTGCAAACAAGTCAAGAAAAGTGGCGGCTAGAGCTATTCTTCTGAATTACCAAGATGGTGATGGCAGAAAGTTAGGTACAATTCCGCATTATTACGAAAGACCTACATCTACTGGCTCTGTAATGGTGGAGACGTACTTTAGTTATATTGATAGAGTTCACTAATTTTAAAATCTATACAAATGGATGTAGAACAGTTAAATAAAACGCCTCATAATCAGATTTGCGACTTGGCAAGAGATAAGTTTATTGAGGTGTACAATCAGAAGTTCGGAGAGGGTGGAGAAGTGTTCTTTGAAGAACAGAAGGCTCTGTTTAATAATGAGCTTCTCAACGGCTCATTTAAGGGTTATCTCGAAAAAGCTACATCGTTGAATATTCACGATGCATTCATGAACTTGGCGATTAACGGATTGTCGCTAGAAAAAGGAACTGCAACACTCTGTTACCTTATGGGTTATAGCAACTACGACAAGAATACCAGACAATCAACTTATACGGCTAAGATTACATATACAGGATATGGTGAGATTCTTCTTCGTCAAAGAGCTGGACAGATTCTTCGTTGTGACAACCCTGTAGTGGTATATGATTGCGATGATTTCCGCTTCGGTGAGCGTGACGGTCATAAATTTGTTGATTATGTGAAGACTTATCCACGACCAGCAAATTCATATATCGTTGCTTGTTACGTAAAGATTATCCTTCCAAACAATTCATACGATTATTTCGTTCTTGACCGCGAAGGTATCGACAGATTGCGTGAATATTCTGCTAAATTTGGCGGTCAAGACCATAAGGCTAACGCTCTTTATGGCGGTAATTATGTTGGTAATGATGGCAGAACGTACTTCAAGGATATTGATACAGGATTCCTTATCTCTAAGACTTGTAAGCATGCTTTTAAGACTTATCCTAAGTTACCTGTCGGTCTTGGCGGTATGTTGCAAGCTGATGTTGACAGCCAACCTCAACAACAGCAACAACAAGAAGCATTTGGTGCTTCGCAAGCTGAAACACAGAAAAATGGTGTTAAGGCAAAGGTTGACGATGATTCTCCATTTTAATTTATAAAGTATGGCTGAAAATACAGAATTGCAGTTGGTACAACAACAAGCCAACAATATTACAAGACAGATTGCAACGCTCAAATCCGATACGGAAAATGCGGTGCAAGCTAACAGAAAGTCTTATGAGGCATGTGTTCAGGCAGGTGAATCTCTTCTGTCTGATATTAGTGCTTCTGGTATGAATGATGCTCTTGACGAGAAAGCTGCTGAATTTATCAAGAAGGCTAAACTGACAGAGAAAGCAATGACGGAGAAACGTAAGGGTGTTACCCAAGTGTTCGATATTGTCCGTAGAGGATTTACGATGATGGAGAGCCTTATCTCTGCCAAGAATACAGATTCTGTTGTCTATAAGATTCAGGAGAAGCGCAATGAGTATGCTGCCTACAAGCTAGAACAGCAGAAGAAAGCAGAGCAAGAACGCTTGCGACAAGAGCGCATTAAGGAGGCTAAGATTAAGTTGAAGACTGATACTATTGATACGCTCAACAATCTTCTTACCGAGCATTCTTCTGCTGCTATCAACTCTCTTAATAATACGTTCTCTCTTCTCACCCTTGATAATAAGGATGAAGTTAAGAAACGTATTACAGAGTGCTCTGATGTTCTTGACCTCGGATATCTGTTCGTTAATAACAAGCCTTCATATTCTTCTGAAATTGAAGAGAATGATGCAAAGGATATTATGAATGGCGCATACAAGGAAATTTCCGCATCGTTGCTTGCGTCTTATAAGCAGACTGTCACTACTACACGTGACGAACTCCTTATGAAGTTTGACTCTAAGATTGCTGAACTTCTTGAGATCAAGAAGGCAGAAGAGGAACGCAAACGTAAGGAAGATGAAGCACGTAAGGCAGAAGAGGAACGCAAACGTAAGGAAGAGGAAGCACGTAAGGCTGCCGAGGAAGAGCGCAAAAAGCAAGAGGAAATCCAACGCATCAAAGATGAGGAGGAACGCAAGCGCAAGGAGGCAGAGCTGAAAGCTGCCGAAGAAGAGCGCAAGCGCAAGGAGGCAGAACTGAAAGCTGCGGAAGAAGAACGCAAGCGCAAGGAGGCAGAAGCTGCCGCTGCTGAAGCTGAACGTAAGGCTAAGGAAGAAGCTATCCGTAAGGCTGATGAAGCAGCCAAGGAAGAGCAGCAACGCAAGCTTGCAGCAGAGCAAGAGAAACGTGATGCTGAAAACGCAGCACAACATGCTACTGCACAAGCTCAATCGCTCTTCGCTCAGACTTCTGTTGGCAACACAAGTAAGCAGAAAATAAAGGTCACAAAACGTCTTGTCGTTACTGACAAAAACGCTTGGCTCGATATTATTCAGCAGTGGTGGACGATTGAGGGTTCTTCTATGTCACCTGACAAACTTGCTTCTAAGTTGGAGTTTATGCGCAAGGCTTGCGAGAAACATGCTAACAATGAGGAAGAGTATATCGTTTCTCCTTATATTAAATATGAGGATGAAGTAACAGCTAAGTAATATGGCAGAGCAACCGTTTGACCCTTATTATTCACGTGGTGAGGTTTCCAACTCAGACCTCACCGCATTGAAGTTCGCTCTTAACCCACAGCTTAACTTCGTTAAGGAATCAGACAAGAAAAAGGCATTCCATCTTGGTACTCTCGTTGATGCTCTCGTTACTGAACCAGAAAAGTGTAATCATTACGCTATGACGGTTGATGATGAGAAATATACAGAGAAGGATTGGAAATGGGGATTAGACAGACTTGCGGTATTAAAGAAACAAGCAACAAAGGACAGATTTCTTGATTTTGTTTTGAAAAATGCGGTCGGTCAGAAAACATTTATCAATCCACACATGAAGATGGAATATCAAGGTTTCGAGTTTGAACTGCCTGTACGATGTAAATTCGATTGGTGGCTTGGCGAGTTTGGTGGAGACTTGAAGACTACCGCAGCTACGTCACAAGAACAATTTGAAGCTCAGATTGATTTCGTGGACTGGGATAGAAGCCGTGCATGGTATATGGACTTGACGCACAGCATTGACCCTAGATACGGAAATCAAGACTTTATCTTTGCAGTTTCAAAGACTAAGAAGAAAGTATTCTACAAAAAGATTGAACGTGGTGACGAGTTGTATTTGCGTGGTAGAGAGAAGGCTCTTGAATGGGCTTTCAGAATGTGGTGTTTATTATAATTATTATTATGTCAGATAAACCAAAATTATACGATTATCAAGAAGAGGGTGTACGCATGGAACTCGCTATGAAGCGTTGCATAAATGGGGATGACATGGGAACGGGCAAAACGATTCAGTCTATTGTTGCCATTGAACGTGCAAAAGCGACTCCTTGCTTGGTTATTTGCCCTGCTGCCCTAAAAGTCAATTGGGAACGTGAAATCAAGAGATTCACAAATCTTCGTCCGCTTATCCTTACGGATTCAGTAAATGCAACATACGGCTATCATCTTACTAAGATGGATTTGTATGATGTGGTTATATGCAATTACGAGTCTCTTGCAAAATACTTTGTTGTGGACTTGGGTTCTAAACCATTAAGACTTAAAAACTTTTTGTTCCGTAATGAACTGAAAATTATCAAGTCTGTAATTATTGACGAGTCTGCAAGAGTTAAAGACCCAACGACAAGGCAGTCAAAAATAATAATGGGTATTTGCCAAGGTAAGGAATATATCTACGAGCTGACTGGTACGCCTGTGGTTAACCATGCTACTGATATGGCTTGTCAGTTGGCTATTCTTGGTAGAATTGGTGAATTTGGCGGATATGGTGAGTTCTGTAATAGATATGGAGAAAACGAGAATCTCGAAGAGCTTAATCAAAAGATTCACGAAACATGTTACTTCCGTAGGGAAAAGAAAGATGTGCTCAAAGATTTGCCTGAACTAACAAGAACAACAATTAGTGTTACTCTTGATTCTGAAACACAAGAAGAGTATGATACTTGTCAGAAAGACCTGCTTACATTCCTTCTTGAATATAAGAATTGCTCTGAGGATGAAGCTAGAAAAAAGCTACGAATGAAGGCATTAGCTAAATTTATGAATCTTCGTTCTATATCTGGAAAGGGAAAGATGAAGGCAACAATCGAGTTCCTACATGATACGGAAGAACAGATAATTGTGTTTGCAGAACATCGTGATGTTGTTGATGCAATCAAAAAGGAGTTTCCTAGTGAGGTATGCTCCGTTACTGGCTCTGATAATCAGCAGCAGAAACAATGGGCTATTGACTCTTTTCAAGCTAAGAAAAAGAGAATAATCATCTGTTCCATTAAGGCTGCTGGTGTAGGATTAACTCTTACGGCTTCATCGAATGTCGTATTCACAGAGCTACCTTGGACGATGGCAGACTTATCTCAGTGTGAATGCCGTGCTTATCGTAACGGACAGAAGAATGCTGTTACATCGTGGATTCTGATGGGAATTAATACTATTGACAGTTATCTTTATAGTTTGATTATGAAGAAAGGTTCTATAGCATCAAAGGTTACTGGTGAGCAAGATTCCGCTATCAAGGATGTTGCCTACTTTGAAGAGTTGGCTGATTTGGTTTTACAAAATTCTTTAAATAAAAAATAATGGAAATTCAAGGAAAAGTTATTGCCGTTTTACCTGAAAGAAGCGGCGTTTCTGCAAGAGGCGAGTGGAAGTCTCAGACCTATGTAATAGAAACACAAGAGCAATATCCTAAGAAGATGGCTTTTGATGTTTTTGGAGCTGATAGAATTGCGAATTTTGGCATTCAGTTCGGTGAGGTTATTAACGTTAGCTTTGATATTGATGCGCATGAATATCAAGGCAGATATTTTAATCAGATTCGTGCTTGGAACGTTGTTCGTCAGGAACAGCAAGCTACTGAACAAGGTGGCGGTTTTAGTGGCAATGTTCAGTCTAGCGCACAAGCAGCGCAACAAGCTATGGCAAGTTCTGCTAATGCTGCTGGCGTGGCAAACCCGACGAATCAGCAAAATCTGTTTCCACCTGAACAGAAGCCTGCACAGCAGCCAGCACAGCCACCAGCACAGCCACAAGGGAACTCTGATGATTTACCCTTCTAGTGTAGTAGAATTAATTAAACGAGCATTCAACGCTTATGTGGTTCAATCTGAAAAATGTGTTTGAACTTGAAAAGTTTAGAGAAAAAGTAACCGAATTGGAGAACAAATGTGCTATGGTAGAATTAAAAGAGAAGCGTGGGCGTTCATTAAATCAGAATGCCTACCTTCATTTACTTCTATCTGCATTTGCACTTCAATACGGCTACACTCTAGACGAAGTCAAGACACATTTCTATAAGCTAGTAGTGAACAAAGATATATTTCTCAGAGAGGGAGTTGATAAATTCACAGGAGAATGCTATAAGTATCTTCGTTCTTCTGCCGACCTTACAAAAGACGAAATGAGCAAATCAATTTCTGATTTTAAATCGTGGGCAAAAGAAGAGGCTGGATTTGATTTTCCCGATTCTGATGAATATATCGCACTACTTCATATTCAGCATGATATAGAAAGACAACAAAATTACATACAATAGCTTATGATGTTATCAACTAACATACGTCAGAAATCTAGCGAATTGTTCCCTAATGACGCAGAGAAACAGAGAATATTTTGTATGGGTGCTGCATTCTCGTTAGGAAGCGATTTGTCGGATTTCGAGATTACTACAGAGCAAAAACAAGAAGAATATTATCCTTGCAAAGAAGCTCTTGAAATGTGGCTTGCATACAAGAAAGAGAAACGTCAGACTTACAAGCCACGAGGGTTAGAAGCTCTTAAAAAGAAACTTCTACAGTTATCAAACGGAAATCCCGAATACGCAAAGGTTATCGTTGAGTATTCCATGGGCAACAACTATACAGGGTTGTTCGCTCCTAAAAATAATGGTGTGAATAGTTATGAACAACAGCAACGAACTTTCAACAAAATTAGTTCAATCCTTGTCGACTGAATGTAGCCAAGCGGTAGCAAAATATGGCAAACAATATGCGCTATTCTTAGACAAATATCCTACTCTGCAAAATCGGACAGATGCAATTACATCTGTATATGATTCTGTAGCTAGAGGCGGTATGTCGTTTGTTAGTATTGATAAGTACTTCAAAGATGGCGCAAGCGAGTTTTGGATTAAGATAATGCTTATCGACTTGTTTATGGTTATTGGAGCTATCGATTCGACTACTCCTTATCAGTTCAAGGCTATAGCACAGCGTATCAGACAAGAATACTATCACCTTACGCCTAGTGAGCTTACTAGATTCTTCTACGAGTTTTCTATGGGTGAGTATGGCGAAATCTATGTAGGAAAGACAGTAAATCCTCAAAAACTTTTTATTGCTATCGAAAAATACATGTGTAAGCTCTATGAAAAGAGAGCTGAAATTGATTCTCAAAAGTTAGCTGAGAAACAAAAGAAAGAAGATGAGGAATCTAGAAGAAAAGCAATATCCTACGAAGAACATTGCCGCTTAAAGGGGGTTGATATTAAAAAATCTCCTCTTGAAAAGCTAAAGCAAAAACTTGAAAAAGAATCAAAACGAGACCAAAATGGCATACGAAAATAAAATGGCAGAGGAATGGCTCAGTGAGCATTCTGATGCGACAAAGAAAGAAATATGGATGGCAGGTTATTGGCAATCTACTGATAAACGTATTGAGAACGCAACCACAAAACAGGCGGTAGTGTTCATCGGAGTTTTTTCTTGGGTTATCATAAGAAACATAGGAAGAGCAATCAACAAGGCAGTACACAAGCTGCCCTGGTTGTTCATCGTGGTAACGGTAGTAATATCAATCATCGTTAGCTTCGTCTTTATATCTAAGGCTAGAGCAGAGCGAGATAGCTATAATCAGAAGCTAGTACATGCAACACAGCAGCTTGATAGCTTCTATGCTGCATACGGAAACTTAAAATCAAAGTAATATGGACGGAATGGTAATCAATAATTTGTCTGCACAAGTAACTACAGAATGCGGACTGCTGCAACAAGAACTTCTCAAATCGTTTGTTGAGGCTAGAAAACAAAGAGGTATTATGGAAAATTTAATGCAAAGATTAGCGGCAAAAAAGATGAATGCGATAAGAGATATGTATGAGAACGTTCGTGTTACACATAAAAAATTTGGCGAGTGCGACAGCAACTTTTACATTGATGTAATCGCTGATAGAATTACATTGACCCTGAAATATTACGTTAAGGAGATTCCTTTGGATGGTTTGTCTAAACACGACAAAAGTGTTGCTAGACGTTATAATGAATATGTGTACAGTTACGAAACAGCCAACAATGTATCATCTGATTTTAAGACGTTCCATCCATCATTCGGTCTTACTGGCAGTTGTTATTGGGATTTTTCTATTGATGAAATTCTCGAAAGCGATTTCTTGACTAAAGGTATTCGTATTGTTAGTGAAACGGATAGCCCATTTGATATTTTTCTCAAATAGTAGTATATGAAAAAGTACAAACATACAATAATAATGATTCTGCTTGTAATAGCAGCACTCATCGCAGGTTACGGTTTCATCTGTTTTATGGTTGAACACATTTTCCTTTCGCTTCTGATGGTATTCTGTATCAGTTGCGCATTGGCAGTAGAGAGGGAGGTGTAGGATATGGAGATTTGGAAACCAACCCCTATGGAAGGTGTCAAGTGGCTTATTCCGAGGATGTACACTTTCGATGATAAGTCGCAGTACAAGACGTACAAGATACCTTGCAAGTATAAATACTCTACAGTAGAGGTCAATGCAATCCTTCGCAAGGTTAAGACGTTCCTCGCAACGTATGTGTATATCCCTTGCGTCATCTCCGATTGGTACTTAGCCAAGCTTCAGGGAGTGATGGAGCATAAGAACCTCTATCGCTTCGAGGCTAAGAGAAATCTTGAGGAAATCAAGTCGATAGTGAGGAAAATCATCAACTGGTTCGAGTTCGACTTCTGTAACGCCGACTACTTCAACGAGCTTTCTCTGTCTTACATTGATGCCGTATCTCCAGAGATGGAGAAGTTTCTGAAATTCATAGAGGTCAAGCTCGCTAATCTTGGGCACAAGAACGTCAGCATACCTGCATTGTCCTACATCTGCTTCCAGATGCTCTGTGAGGGATTCGTGAACTACAACACCATAATGATGGGTGCGAAGACTGACTACGACTTCGACTTCACAGAACTGTTTCATTATCTCTGCCCAGAACTCGCTTCCGAGAAAGCAAAGAAGTTTATGGTGTCAAGAGGTCTCTCCGAGGAGTTCGTCTTGAAGTTCAACGAAAAGAAAGAGGTAACTGAGATGTTCGCCAACATCGAGCGTATCTTCATCGACCAAAAGATGCAGAAGAATGCCGCCAAGTCTGCGTTCGATACATTGGACGAGGAAACTAAAGCCAGTATGCTTTCTGGTGGCGATGAGATTGAGAAAACGCTCAACGAGATTGAAACTAACAACTTAAAGAAGAAACCAAAATGTTAACTTCTGTATTTGAGAAAACAACCGATGATGACGCTCAGACCTACATCAGCAACATCGAGGAGCGATTGGGCGGAAAACTCAATCGTGAGACACTGGAGATTGAAAAGACTCAGCCAGAGTTCAAGGATGGGGATATTGTTTGTATCTCGGGCATGGGGTATCTTGCTTATGGTATAGTCAAAAGCATAGACAATTCTTCAAAGAAGCTAGAATACTATGTGTTAAATGATATGAGCACCTTGAAATTTGAAGACTGGTTATCATTTGAAGATAAGCAGATACAGCCTATCACAGAAACTCAACAAATAATTCTTTTTGACGCTCTCGCAAAGAAAAACAAGGCTTGGGATGCTGAGAAGAAAGAATTTATTGATTTGAAGCCAAAGTGCGAGTTTAAACCTTTTGATAAGGTGCTTTGTCGAAATTCTAAGGATGATACTTGGGAAGCTGATTTCTTTGCTCGTCTTACACGAAAAGAAATTGATTACACGCAGAGTGGTAAGTATTTATGTGTAGGAGATTTATGGATGTATTGTATCCCTTACAACGAAGAGACAGCGCATCTACTAGGAACGACTGATGAGTGGAAAGGAGGTGAGGGATGAAAGGATTATGTAGTTACTGCTCCAGATATTTTTTTTGTAGCAAAAGACCCAAACAAAATGAGGAGGATGTAATACTTTGTTCAAGCTTTACCCAGAATAATGATAACGAAGAAACCATTTGGGAGCAGAGAAGATATGAGATAACAAAAGATGTTGCAGCAGGTCTTGTACAACGTCCTAACTCTACGTATGACAGTATTGTTAATTCTGCCATCAAAATCGCAGATAAATTAATAGAACGTTTAAAGGAGAAGTAAGTTATGATAGATAAAAATGATAGATTAAAAGTTCCTAAAAGACTTTATATTATGGACTACCAGCTAGAGCCATGTAAGATTGATGGAATCTCTGACGCAAGACTCAACGCATTCCCATTCAATACAACTAATGGGAAACTAGTAGAATATTTGTGTCTCGACACCCTATGGCATCCTGCTAGTGAAGAGCCAAAGAAAGTGAAGAATCTCCTATTGGAAACAACCTATGAGTACGGAAAGCCTATTTATCATCTTATAAAGTATATGCCAAATGGTAACAATGTTTGTGCTTGGAGAGAATGGTATAAAGGTGCTCACATATCTCGTTGGCTTTATATTGATGATTTATTACCAAAGGAGGGAGGTGAACAATGAAAGAGCTTAAAGATTTGATTGCTGGCGATGATGTGCTAGTTGTAGGTATGTCTTGCAGACGTATCGCAAAAATTGATAAAGTAACAAAGACTCAAATTGTTGTTAATAACGCTAGATTTAGAAGAGATTCGGGCTGGCAATGCGGTGGTGATAGATGGAATGTTAGAAGAATATCTGTTCCTACAGAAAAGGATATATCAGATGTTAAAGAAGAGAATCTTCGTAAGACTCTCATCTACACTATCAGTTCTTTTGATTTCAAACGCTTACAAACAGATGAGTTAAAACAAGTGTACAATATTGTAAAAAGCAAAGAAAATGAAAGAACTTAAAGTTGGCGAAAGAGTAACCATTACTCTTGAAGTTGTTGAACGTAAAGGTGGCTGCAAAGGATGTTTCTTTAGTACATCAGGAGAGTGTTTTAAACGTGCTGATTTTGATTTTGCATGTTTAAGATGTGAACGTTCAGACAAAAAGTGTATAATCTTCAAAGAAGTTAAGGAGTAAAGCGTATGAAAGCAAAAGATTTAGCAGAAATATTGCTAACAAAGCCAGAAAGCGATGTTTGCATAAAAAGAGAATATGTTATTAACCCTCACGGAGATACTGATTATTGTACGAAAGGTATTGAATCAATCGGTATTAAGGATGGGAAGTTTGTGTTATGTGAAAAGTAAAGCGTATGGTAAAATACATTCCGGGAGATTTGGTAACGATAGAAACGGAATCAATGAAACCAAGAGTAGTAAAAGTTTCAAATGTTGATGAGGATAGTGTTATCTATTGTGAAGGTTGGGGAGAAGTCTGTTTTTATGACGAGATAAAACCTATTCCTTTAACAAAGGATATACTTCTTAGAAACGGATGGAAAGTTAGTAGAGATTCGTTGTTGCTAAAAATTGATGATAATGCTACATTGGGTATTGTCTTTGCATTTGAGCATAAAGTTTGTTATATCAGAGCAACGAATGACATTATCCACAAAGAACAATGTTTTGCTAGATTGAAGCTCTCAGATGTTGATTTTGTTTCTGATTTACAGCATATCCTCTCAATTTTTCATCTTAACTCAGAAATGGAGGTGTAGGTATGGAAAATAAAGATGATATGATGCTAGGATTGATTCTAGGAGTGTTGATATTCCTCACAGTAGTCGTATCGGCTATTGCTATAAAGATTGGTGTTTAACGCCTTCGGGCATAAAAGATATTAGTATGAAAATAAGTGATTTGGTTAAAAGCTTAGAGAAAATAAAGGCAAAACACGGAGACTTACCTATTGCTTTTGAGATAAGCGATGATGATTGCTGTTCTATAAAGAAACTACACGTCACAAAGGTATATGACGATGATAGTACTGTTTCAGAAGCAGGTTTCTGTGAGGTAAGAAACTTAGGTGTAGGAGAGAAGTATTTAAACATTAGCGATATGTTAGGTGGTTAGCGCCTTCAGACATAAATAAATAGTAATATGAATGCAACAGAAGCAAAGAAGACGCTATTTAAGATTAGAAATAATCTTATTGACGATAAGCAGAAGCATGCTATTTGGATGGCGATTATGTGTTTCTGCACATTTCATCTGATAAATACACAACGAAGACACCAGAGTAACTAACATCCTGCAAAGGATATAAATAAGTAGTAATATGGACTTAACAAAAGAACAGAAAGAAATATTTTCTAAAATCGCTGATATTAAACAGGTCATTCTGTCAAACCATTTTAATATAAGTGATTTGACAGAACAGTTGATTAGCACACTTCCTTTCAAGGAAGGCGATATTGTGTTATATTATAAAGATGAGCCTTATATGGTTAGCAAGATTGAGCCTTGGGACGAAGGAATGGACACTTTTCATAAATATCGTTATTATGGCAATATACATCTGGTTCTTAACAAAATATGCAAGGATGGCCATCCATCTAGAAGAAATCAAGATAAATGGCTATTATCTTCTATTGATATCGAGAAGTTTAAACTTGCAGAAGATGGCAAGACAGTTCGTTTGTAACATAGTTTAGTAACCATCCGCAAGGATATAAATAAAAGTAATATGAAAAAGATTATTTTGGCAACCTTAGTCGTTGCAAGTTTGTTCGCTTCTTGCTCTAGCGAGAAGACTTTTAAAAAGAAAGATGGCTCTACGATTACAGCAAAGCCTTATGGCTGGGCTAGTAAGGAAAACAAAGTAGAAGGTGTTAACTATGAGTTGAATGCTCCAGATATTGTAGCATCTATCATCTTCGCCCCATCTGTTATCGCTCCAGCTTTGCTGACAGCTTACGATGTATGGGAACCAGTATCATATACTGAGCCATCTAAGTAACTAACCATCCCTTATGGGATTAAATATAAGTAATATGACATTAAATGAAGCAATAGAACATTGTAAGAAGGTAGCTAAAGAGCAAGAAAATTGTAATGAAGGTTGTTCTTTAGAACATAGACAATTAGCTATTTGGCTTAGTGATTTGAAAGCTATTACAGAAAATAGCTATGAGGATTTTAAGCGTGTAATAAACATATATACACACGATTATACTCTAATGGCACTTCAAGGAAGATTAGCTGCGAATCCTTCAATTTCATCAAAAGAAGTTGCTAAATTGGTAGCTGATGATGTAAAGTATTTGCTTGAAGAATTAGCATTGAACTACAGATATTTTGTACCTAAAAAAGTATAAAATGGGAGCATTCGAAGATTATATTGATAAAATAGGAAGCGAATCCGGAAGCATGGGACCGTGGCTAGCACATTGGCGACTATGTACTCTTCAGAGTGATTATTACCATAAGTACGGAAGATATCCTTCTAAGAATGAATTATTCGAATATGGAAATTCTCTTATGAGAGGAAATTCTTGTACACGTAGTAAAACTGATGCTTCAATTAACTCTATTAGTTCTTCAACCAGTAAAGATAACACTTCTCAACCTAGTGAAGAAGCATCAAAAATCTTAAAATCACTAGAACTTAGCAAAGAAAAGTCTTCTGATGATTCAGTTCCTAATGTATCATTTAATAAAGCGTATAAAATATGGAAATAGATGTAATAATCGAAAAGGCTAAACTTATCAAAGAAGCTGATAATCCTGAGGGAATAGATAACTTGATAAAAAGTTTAGAGTCTTATAAAGCAAATAAAGGCGATATAAGAAAAAAGAGAATTTATAATTTTCTATTTGGTGTTTGTGAAAATGGAAGCATGTGGTGGAGAGATGTCGAAGCTCAATTATACGGTCTTACCACCAATATAGTTAAAAGATTAAACGAACACTATAGTAAAAAATTTGGTAAATTTGCAAGAGAAAATTACCATCTTGCAGGATATGTAATTGATTCAGACGATGAGATATATGACTATGTATTTGATGTAGAATTTTACGAAGTATCGCACGAACTGGAAATTTTACTATATAAACACGATTTTGATACCATCTGCGATTTTGACGGTATTAACAAATACCGTGTTTATGTTCCTGCTGGAATAAAAAAAAGACTTGCGTGCTTTGGAAAAGTAACAGATTAAAAAATCACCCTCTCCTTGGCAACAGGGAGAGGGGAAAAAGAAGAGAATATGAATATAGCAATAACATTTACAGACCAAAATCCTGATGGAGGCGCGGTTATAGGTAAGGAAACTTATATTGTTCCTGTAGATGAGAAGTATATACCAGTAAAGGTAATTAATGAGCTTAAAGCATCGTTCTGTAGAGCTGTAGAAATTACTATTGTAAAGAATTAAGGAGAAGTAGCTTATGGAAAAGAATATGTTTGAAGATATTGTTGCTGAAGGCAATATAGTTGTGATAGATAATGATTGGATTGTGTTATGCAAGTGTTGGAAACCAGAATACTACAATCTGTTCTGCTATCTTTATCTACATAAGGAATATAAGAATTTAATGGTAGGCTCTCATTTCACAATGACCGATGATAAAAAGAAATCTACTCGGTTGGCTACCAACGAGGAGCGTCTTATGCTTTTCGAGCAAATGTTCAAGTATGGCATTGCTCTCAATAAGCAAGAGCATCATCTGATAGGTAAGTTGTAGTAATTGAAAGATAAAATAGCGTATGAAGAAGATTATATTATTATTTGTATCGGTTATATTCCTGCTCGGTTCTTGCGATAACAAAGGAATTAATGTTCCAACATCAGACTCTATTAATGAAATTAAAGTAGAGAAGCTATTTGTTGTGGATGGTATAACCGTATATCGTTTCTATGATGGTGGTAGAGTGGTTTATTTTACCAACAAAAATGGTGTGGCAAAAGCTCTTCATAACGAATATGACCCTGCAACAAAAACCACAAGAACAAAGGTAGTAGAAACTTTATGTAACGAAGAATAGTTATGAATAAGACAGATTTACATTCATCATTACTCTTCCTGATGCTTAAACTGGAAGAGGCGAAGAGCAACCCGATGATAGACAAGAACTTCATTGTTGCATTGACGAAAGTGCTCAGATATTTCCGTGATAACGGAGAGTTGAAGAAAGCCTATGAAATCCAAAAGGATTCTTTTATAGACCTTGCTAAAGGTAATTGGGCGAAATGGATAATGGAGATTCTTGCATCTAAAACGCAAGAAGACGGAGTTGATGCAGAATTGCCAGACATTGAAGCCTTAATAAAGGAATGTACTTCTAATGAGTTCATCGAAAAGAAAATCAAGGATATTCTTGGCGATCAGGCGAGTAAAGACGAATAGTTATGGAAAGATTAACTAAGGCTATGGATAAGTATTTGTCGGAAGCTATCACTGAATGGGATAAGGAGAAAGCTGCCGGATCAGATAGAAGAAAGGTCAGAAACTAAAATAAAAATAGTTATGAAAATAGAAAATATCAAGTTCAAGGCTAAACGTCTTGATGGTAAAGGATGGATAGAAGGTACTCCTATCTGCATAAATGGAAAGCCTTATGGTATAATGATTGGAGAAAAGGAAAGTCCAGACATTGATCCCTCTACCATCTGTCAGTTCACAGGTCTGACAGATTGTAAGGGAAAGGAGATTTGGGAAGGTGATATGATAAAAAGTCCATATCTCGAAAATGTAGCCACAGTAGAATGGGATGATTCTTTATGTGGTTTTAAATGCGTAGATGAAAGAAGATATATTAATTATTCTCTTAGAGCTCTCGTTGAAAGTTCTGGGTGGTATTTAATTGGAAATAAATTCGATAAAAAGAAGTAACGTATGGAAAGACAAATAACAATTAGCATAGAAGAGTATAACAAGCTCATCGATATGCACACGAAAAGAGAGGAACTTCCCGAAAAGATAGAGGTAAAGAAGTTCACCTCAAAGTGGTGGAAATGGCTCAAAAGAGCTTCGTATTCACTCTTTCACTACAACAAAAATGTCGAGCAACAGAAGCTCATCAAGCGTAGCATCAATGAAATGTCAAGTGTTTTACTCGATAATCTGTATGGTTATTGGAGAGGTGATTTGTCTGATTATCTCAAAGATAGAGGCAATTTAGAGTATTTTATGAGAGGTTACAAAGATAATGCCTATAGTAGCGTAATGGAATGGTTAGATAAGAAGTAGCGTATGATTCTTAAAAAGAAAGATAAGCTAACGGCATATTGGGATAAGAAAGAGAACTGCATTGGTGCTTATCACCCTCTAGGGTTTATGACCCAAACAGATGCTCATTATCTCTTTGACAAGGTTTTCACAAAAGAGTTTGTTAAAGAAATGACTGATAGAGGATATGATGTGAGAACGATGAAGTTTGAAATCTCTCCCAAGCTGCCGAATTATGAGCGATTCAATGGCTTATCAAAAAAGTATTACGATAAAGAGATGTAGCGTATGATAGAAAAAATATTAGAAATAGTAGCTCAAAGACTGAATGCTTTAGCCACCAAAGTGTTTAAGGAAGATACTAATCCTTATCCTTATCCTCCTCTTTCAAGAAGAGAACGAAGAAAGTTTGAACGTGACAACAAAAAAGCTGAGAAGAATATAGCAATATGTCGTAGATGTATGAAGGATGCTCCTAGTTGGTGGTGTCCAGGGGAATGTTGCTATTTCTTCCCTTATCGAAGACACGTATTATTTGGAGATAAAAAGAATTAGCGTATGAGACTTAAAAAGATAGAAGAAATGAATAAGGAAATATTTGACTTCTCGGAGGCTTTAAAGCGTATGAGAAAAGGGAATATCGTCAAAAGAGAAAATGGACTTTATCCGTTTGGTATTGACGAGGAAGGGATATTCTACCATTACGGTCATCATATCTTCAAGGTAGAAAGAATGTCCTCTGAGGATATTCTCGCAAATGATTGGGAGGAGGTGTAAGGATGAAGATTAGATTAGCAAAGAAGATAATGAAGTACAAGTCTATAGTTGATGAGTACAATAATGGCGATGGCTCAGTGTGCGATGGTATGAAAGAATCATATTGGTTAAAGCGAATGTTCGACCATATCAATGGAGTGTATGATGAAACATTTGACACTCCTGCTCATATTCCTTTCAAAGACCACCGCATCTCTAAGGCGAAAAAAATGACAACACGATGGGACGCTCGTAAGCTTATTAACGAATTGGTAAAGCTCAATAAGAAGCATCCGTTCAAGCTAAAAGATATTCAGCGTAGTGCAGAAAGATTAAAACAGTACAGCGTATGAAAGAAGAAAGATGTTGTGGTAACTGTCTTTGGATGGGATGCGAAGACATCTTAGGCAATGGATGGTGCTACAAAAAAGATTGCGAAACATCTTGTGATAAGGTTTGCAAGAAACATGAATTTTAAACTTTAAATATTAAAATGGAAAATAAGAATTTAACATTAGATGAGTATCAGCAGTTAGCTCTAGAGACTGCTATTTATCCTAACCCTATCATTTATCCTACATTGGGATTGACAGGTGAAGCTGGTGAAGTTTCCGATAAGGTTAAGAAAGTTTTGCGTGATAACGATTCTGTCTTTACAGATGAAAAGAAGTTGGAAATTGCCAAAGAAATTGGTGATGTATTATGGTATTGCGCAACTCTTTCTCACGATATTGGATTCAAACTTAGTGATATAGGAAAAATGAACTATGACAAACTTCACTCTCGCCAATTAAGAGGAAAGTTGCATGGTAGCGGTGATAACCGTTAGTTTATGGTATGGTACTCTAAAGTAAAAGGTCTTACAGAGAAAGTAATTGAGTTATATCCCACGATGTCTTCAAGGGAAATAGCAGAGATTACAGGATTTGCCAAGACTACTATAATTCGGTGTGCTGCAAAGAATCATCTTAGGCACACCGAAGAAACACAGAAAAGAATAGATGAATACGTAAGACAACGAAGGTCTTCTGGTAGAAAATCATACGATTATTCTAAACTGAGTAAGAAGACTACTCATACAAGAAAGATGGAATCGTGGCGTGTAAGAAGCGGTCTAGAACAAAATACAAAATATAAAGTTCGTATCACTCCAAAGCGCATACAAAATGCAATGTATCATCTTAGACAAAAGTATGGTTATTTCTATGAAACTGTTGACAAAACTGAATTATATTACGATTCGCAAACAAGACGTGTGAAAAACGAGAATTACTATACTGAAAAGTATGGAATCTCTTTTATTCTGGCTGACGAATAATTTCTGTGCATTATCTATATGTTTAGGGGTGGCTACACATCGCGTGCGGTCACCCCTTTTTGTTTGTATCAACTAATAACCAAATAAAAACATTAGAAAAAACTAAGAACGTTTATGTAGCTTTAATTTCCAATATATCCAACATAAAAATGCGAGAATGCCTATAAAAAGACAAACTGATGCTATCTTACCTATATTCAAGAAAGCTTTATCGGTCTTTGATAGTTGTTTCTCGACATATACTTTATCTTTCGATATTTTATTTATCACTGAGATTAAGGAGTCACACTTGCTATGATATATCGCTGCACTATCCTTGTATTCCTTAAGACTAGAAATACTATCTCTCAGTATCTGTACATCTTCCTGTGATATCTCGTGATATTCGTAGTGGAATCTGTCTTCGCCGACTTTGTTACCATTGGCATCATACTTGGATGCTGTACTATCTTTGATATGCGTCTTTTCCTTGGTGGTTGACTTCACGGATTCATTGTGAGATGCTTTATACGACTCCAACTCTTTAATAAGTCTTGCATTGAAGAGTGAATCCCACTTAGCCTCGTTACGTTTATCTGTGATGTATGTCTGTTTTTCTATCACACGTTCTTTCGCCTTACATCTACAGAACATTGATAGAATCAGCATTGCTACTGCAATGGTAATTACAACCTTTGTTATCTTATCTATCAGTTTCATAAGCAAGCGAATTAATTCTGTTCAGCCAACCCTTCTTGAACTTTTTGTTCTGAGGTCTTGTCTGACAGATACGGTCAATGAAATCTTTTCTTTCCTGCTTGATGGTGTCGAACAGTTCTCTACCATCTCTTGCGTTAATGGCGGCGATTGTCTTCGAGCCAACAATACCATCGGCAGACACACCGAGCACCCTCTGAGGAATCTTGATACCATAAGAACCACTGCACCAAAGCCAATCCACGAGGATGTTTGCTACATTTTGATCATTGATGTTGTCAGCCTCCCACTTATCCCAGTAGAACTTCTTGAAGATTACACCCCATTGCACCCTGGTCATACGCTTTAAATCGTTAACCGTCTTCTTTCTGCCGAATACTGAGCGGTATGTAGCGAGAGTCACACCCATATTGGTAGCTCCACCCAAATCATCCTTATCATAAACGAAGCCACCTTCCCACTTGAGAATGAAAGGCTCCAAAATCTTACTGTTTGCCATTTTTGTTTTCCTCCTCTTTTTTATCAAACTCATTGTTGAGTCTGTCAATAATCGGTTTCCAATAACTCGGCAATGCCTTCGCAAACTCAAACCTCAGAATATAATAAATAACTCTGAATGAGATATTTTTAGGGTACGCCTTGATGAGGTTCTTGAATGCGTTGCATAGATACACATAGCAGAATATATACGTAAGCATCTTGATTACAAACAAAGCCTCGCTTCCGTCGTTACAACAGACTATGATGCTGTATATGACGTAATCAATGGTCAGGTATAGCAACATTTCCAAAATTGCGTTCTTGAACTTTGATGCAGAAAAGTTCTTGCATCGTACAACACTCACGCCGTCAGCTCGCATACCGCAGAAGATATTGAAGCCAAATGCGATAACTAACGCCAAAACGAAGCCTTCCGTTGGCGTTGCAAAGGCAAGTATAGCTGAAAATATAGTTACACCTATCTGCCGAATCTGTGAAGAATCTAATAAATCTGTCATAATCTGTTATCCTGAATAATTAATAAAAATAAAGTTTCGGTCTCTTTCTGCAAAGATAGCAAAAAAAACCGAAACTTCATTCAGAATAACGAAAAACTTTATACTTTTAAATCATGATACGGCAATCCTCCGTTATTCAAGAAAGAAATGCACTCATCGAAAATCTTACGTTCGTAATCGAGCGCATTGATTTTAGGAAACCATTTCTTTATTTTCTCATTATTTCGCTTAACCATTTCGCCCCAAAGGACGCACCAATCATTGATGGTGATGTTGTCATTATTGACTTCATGCCAATAATCTTTAGCAACATCCTTTGTGTGTAGCTGGTTAATGAGACAAAGATGTATATCTGCCATTTCTTCATCAAAATGGCACTCGCCAATCTCACATTGAACTTGCTTCATCATATCAAGCATTACACCGTCATTCATTCCAACTTCGCAACAATCAGCCATTGTCGCAACACAATTCTTAATAGCCTGTATATCGTTGCTTGCCAATATGTTTTCAAATACCTTTTTCATAACCGTATATTTTTAGTGTTACTTCAAGAAATATTCTCTGATGTCGTACACACCATCCTTGTCTTTCAACAAATCGAGTGCAAGGTGGTTGGCATACTTAACCAGATGCTCAGTGCCAATGTCCTTTACGTCATCCTTTCCGAGTATCTTGGCAATAGTGCATCCATGGTCGCTTACAACCTGATTCATAGCAACGTAAAGAGCATAGTCGTTATAGTAAGGCTTCTCCTCTGTCGCAAGTCCTAGACCAGTCATAGCATTGAGCCATGTCTGCATATCCCAAGTGGCAGATGGATTCATGCCGTTGACAATCTCAGATGCTTCCTTCTTGGTGAGATAGTTCTTCCACTTGATAGCGCACAGCTTATCAAGATACTCTTGTGCCAACTCTGGGTGCTTGGATGCCATATCATTCATCATGCAACGCATTGTGTTGCCGAATACGTGCATATACTTCACGTTGGTTGATGATGCCATCATTCCATACAGCTCATCAAACTTACTCATAATATCTTTTGCTTCCATATCTTATATATTTTAACCTATTATCAAATCTTTCAACTCTACAAAGTCCTCCTCTGTGAAGTTGATGCTTCGCTTGCTTCCAAAGAGGATAGCAGTGGCAATTCCATCTGGCAGGTCAATAGACACAACTCCTTTGTCGATATGTCCGTGAATAAAACCTACATCGAATTTGTAATCTTCCACGGATTTTAGCATCTGCATCATATCTTCAAATATCGTGTTGGCATCTATGTTGCCGTCTTCATCGGCAATGAATAGGGTAGCGTTGTCAATACTCTTGCCCCAACTATCTTTATTCTTTGCAATGATATTGTGCGAAGCTCGCTTCATGTACACTGAAGGGATAGCCAATGCAGGGTTCTCCTTCACCATATCACTTATTCTAGCATCTGCCCACAAATCAAGCGATGTAAGCAGTTTCTCTTTCAGTTCTGTTACGTTCATTTCTTAGTTTCTCCTTTCTTTGTCTTGTTGTACCATATAAGGTATTCTTGCCAAGTTTTGTCACTATGATTTGTCATATAATCGTTGAGCATAGCAGATTTTTGTTCCTCTGCTTGCGCTACTTCTTTTCTCAATCGTTGCATCAAAGACAAATGTTTCTTCAATGCCTCTTGCCCTTGTTGAGTACTCTCAATGCGAGGACGTATGATGCGCAATTCCTCGTCTTGCACTAGCTTAGACACATATTGCAAGCTATTGACGTATTCTTGGTTCTGCATCAAATACTGCCTTTGCGCCCCTGTAAGATTGTCCTCAATCTTGTCAATTTCATCCCATAAAGGGGTGGAAGACTGCTGCGCTTGCATATTGATAGATGCTCGCTTCTGCTGTATTGCCTCATACATCTTCTGTAGCTCGGCATCCATCGTTGGCGGCTGTTGCTGATTTGTGCCCATATCAAGCAAAGGGCTACCACTAAAATTCATCATAATCAATATTTTTAAGTTGGTGATATATTATAGAGAGGTGAGAGGGCATTCACCACTAGGGTAAACACCCCTCACCAACTCATTTTTTCTTAGTCTTTTTTGCGGACTTTCTTGCTCTGTTACGCTCCTGTAGTGGGCGTGGAAGGAGCAGTACCGTTACAGCAATAGCTGCCGTAGCCCGAAATTACAGGGGTTGAAGGAAGGACGAGCTGCCCAGTTATCTTGTTGCAGCACTTCTCGTTAACGTAAGCCATCATAAGCTTCTCCTTGTAAGGGGTAAGAGCCTCCATAACGGCAACCTTCTTGTCGAGGTCGCTATACTTAGCCTGTAGTGCGTCATACTGGTCTCTCTGATTCTTGTACAGACCGAAGTCCGCATCAACCTGAGACTTGTAAAGACCGAACTCAGCCTGCATTGCACGGCGGTTCTCAGCGTTGATAGCATCTACCTGCGACTTGTAAAGACCGAACTTCTCGGCAACATCTGTCTCACGCATAGCGTAGAACTTGTTGGCGGTGTCGAGCTTCAAGCCGAACATGTCGGTAAGCAACTTCACCTCATCTGCGCATTCCTTCTCCATTACTTCAAGGGCTGTAGGAGCAGTATTACTTGCAGTCATACCACCATAGGTGTTGATATTCACATTATCTGGCATACCATTACCAAGTGAACCAAACACACCACGACCATTGCCGTTGAGCAAAGCTAAAGCCAATCCACCGATGCCAATTCCGAGGGCTGTTCCTGCCAAACCCTTGCTAGCATACTCCTTTTTACCATCTTCGTAGATTTTCTTCTCCACGACCTTTGCATCTGTCATTTCCATAATACAATCTTTTAAAATCCTTAATATTAACTAACACTATGTAATCGATTACGGATGCAAAGGTACGAAGAATAGGGGAGAGCAAATGTAACTCTATCACACTTTCTTTTAGTGGTTGATTATCAGAGATTTAAGGTGATAGGAGGTAGTGTCATTTTGAGGCAATATATATTTTTGAAGAAATATTGTATATAATTTCATCGAAAAATTGTATTTTTAAAACCCACGAAATCGGGGAAGTCAGAGTGACAGTTGCAAAAATTACAACAGTCACTCACGCAAACTGAAACAAAAAAAGAGAGGCAATCACTTACCTCTCTTACTCTTAATGAAGTGCAGAATATCCCACTTCTTCCAATACCTAGTGTGCCCACGCTTCTTGCATTCTCCGTTCGGGATGTCACCCTTAGCGACCATCCTGTTCAACGTAGCATCAGAAACATGCAACTTCTCTTTGACTTCCTCAGTGCTCATCATAGGATTGAGCATGTCGGGGATGATGTCGCACAATCTATCCAAATCATCATCGCTCATTCCGCAAGCGGTGATCTTCTCGCCATTTCGCTGTTGCTCGTCAGCCTTAAAACAAGCATCACTGATCGACTTTAAAGCCGTGCCGAGTATCTTATAATTCAAAATCTTTCCCATATTACCTTTGTTTTTACGAAAAATTCTCAGAAATCGCCTTTATGCGCAGATTTTGCGTCCAAACTTTGTTCTACTGACAAACATGTCAAAGAATCCGTATATATAAAACATTGCCGTTACTATCATTACGGTAAAGCAGGAATCTATCATATCATTAGTTGTGTACCAGCTCCATTCAACGATGTGAGCAGCGTTCACACCAAAAAAGTAGAAAAACGGAATACGATACCGCCAGCACAAGAAGAAAAATCGGCTTGCTAATATCAAAACCATCGGCAAGATGTACACCATAAAGTAAATGAATAAATAGCATGGAAAATTCTCATTGTTTGTTATGAACATTTCCCTTGGATGCTGCGAGAAATCCCACATTCCGTATGCGTGTAAGCACATAATAATTATTGGTACATACTTGCAGAACCAGCGAAAGAATTTCAGAATCCTTCTGCTGTACCGATTTCCGTGCTTCATCAGCAAGGACATCACCTCGCTAACGTCTTTGTCTTGCAACCACCTTAGTAGTTCGCTTTCGTCTTCTTTGTTCATAAGCGTTTAATTATAATTGAGATGATGCAAAGTTACGCTTTTATTTACAAAAACAATGTTTTTCCGGAAAATTTTGTGTTAAACTATATAAAAAGTAACAATTCGAAAGATATTTATGGATAATTTTCCGTATCTTTGCGATATATGTATATATATATTTAAAATACTGAGATTATGGATATAAAGAGATTCGATACTTATAGGGGTGTAGCCGTGGATAAAAACGGAACGAAGGGTGATGTTGCCGTGGGGCTTGTTGATATCAAGCATGTATGGAAGCCAAATGAGGGCACTGAAGCTTATGAGTTGTATAAGCGGATAGAGAAGGGCGAGGTGATAGGGGTTGTCTTCTATTACACAAGGGAGATTTCTGGAATGGATGCTATCATCCAAGCTGCACTGGTAACAACGGCTGATTTCGAGAGGATGATAACTACAACGAAGGGTTGCCGTTTTGTGGGGAATAAGATATATGGTTTGCCGATGGGTAATGAGGTGTTTTCGCTGGAGGGTGCTCATCTGAGTTAGTTTTAAGGTGTGTTGATAAAAAGCCGTAACGCTGAGTTTTCTTGGCGCTATGGCGGCTCTCCTATTTCTATATTAATCCTTCCGTCTTTCATATAGATTTCGACTTCTGCTCCTTTGTCAAGAAGCAGACTTATTTCCTTCTCGGTCGGGATTCTCTCTAGTGTTCTTCTTTTTATCTGATTCATAGTAATTATCCATTAGAAAATCGAAATCCTTGCTATTGTGTTTCTTTAGTTTCTTTCGATTAATTATATCTCTCTTGTATTTATTCTTGATACAGACACATTCATAATGACCTTTAATATAAAGGTGTTTATAGAATTTCAAATCCATTTCCAGCATAATGCCCTTTCTGATATCATAGCTATCACAATGTTTCATCAATCCTAGATAGCTGTTGATAGAACAAACGTAGTGCTGCAATTCCTCTATAGTGTAACTATCAGGTAATGTGTTCATGTGATGCACCAGTTGTTTAAAGTTGCTTACCATGCGATTACTAGAATAAATTCTATCACGCTTCACCACCATACCAGTAAACTTGATACCTTTATATACAGATTGCAGTTCTATCTTTCTAGGGTGCAAGGTAACGCCTATATTGGCAAGGTATTCCCTTATCTTAGGGATAGAAGCTAACAATACCCGTTTATCTTGATGAATCAAGAAGAAATCATCCACGTATCTTCCGTGGTGATAGATATGTAGAATTATCTCAAGCATCCAATCAAAATCATTGAGCCAAAAGTTTGCGTCATGTTGGCTTGTAAGGTTGCCGATAGGGAGACCGTGGTTTTTCTCTGCTCCTCGTAAAGTTTTGCCTTTCGGCACTTTTGCCATAGTCTCTTCGGAAGAGCGTTTGATACAGTTCTTTGTCGGGTCATTCATTATCGTAACACGAGACAAGTAGCGCAGGTCTTCTATATCATCTCCTTTGTAATTGTCTAAAATAAACGCATCTACTTTGTCTGCAAGTTCTTCTCTAGGAATACTCATAAAGAAGCCTTTCATATCGCATTTCAGATACCAACACGGCTTAGTGAAGTTCTCAGAACATTCTTTAATATCTGCCGCAAGCTGCCTTACCCCATATAGCTGACCCTTACCGCATCGACAGTTGTATGTTCTGTCGCTAAAAACTCCTTCGAATAGCGGTTCTAATCGTAGGGCAATATAATGATGAATAACTCTATCACGAAAATTAGCAGCAAAAACCTCTCGATAGACAGGTCGGGAGACAACAAAGGTGATGGATGGCATCGGCTCGTAAGTCCTTGAGTTTATCCTTTCAACCAAGTCCGTTATATTTTCAAATAGGTATGTTTCAAACCTTATCGCATCTGGTGATGATGCTTTACCTTTACGGCAGTCTTCGTAGGCTGCTATAATACATTCTGCCTTATTGCCACTAATTATTCGTGATATTGTTATTATTTATGTGCCTGTAATTCCCCACCTCTCAACCTTGCTTGCCCGACCTGCGGTCGGAAAGAGGTAAAGGGGTGAAGAGATAAAATGATTAAAATGCTGTAACAGGACGAACCCGACCGGAATTGTCGACCTTACCGTTGTAGCCCCGACTGCCAGTGTCGAAATTCAGAATCCACGCATTCGCGCCCGAACCCTCAACACACGACCAGTAATACGCCCGCTGGAGCAAATCTGCTTGCTGCTTTCCTGCGTTCTTGATACGCTGCAAGGCAAGATTGATGGTTTCGAAATGAGAGCGGATAATTTCGAGTTCTCCAGTAGCAGGAAGATACCAAGACTTGGCGGGAATACTAACGTCTCCACCTGGGTCACCTGTATGCGACTTAGAATAGTTGTAACAGTAAGCTACTGCATACGTCTGAGGGGAATCGTTCTTGTAATAACTGCTCGCCATAATAGCGGCTGTTCTAGTTTTACCATCGAGGAGACTCCAATCGCTTGATTTCTGATATCCGACTGAACTATCATTCTGCACGCTTCCCCATTTCATTGCAGCACTAGGCTCTGTTAAGGCAATACCAATACGTGTGCTACCGTGCTGAACTACGACAGCATCAGCATCTGCCTTACTAATACCGATGCTGGTAGTCTGCCACGCATCGCATCGCATGTAAGTACCCCACGACTCTTTCTGAATCTTGCCGATATACACACCGTCCTGCAAGGAACGGAGATTCTGTTCCAAATAAGCCTTCATGCTAGCCGCTGAAGCATTTGTGATGGCTTGCCCGTTAGCAGACAGCCAATCGCTGATTTTTCTTGTCTTTATAGCCATAATATTATGTATTTAAATGATGTTATTACTTATTTTTTCTCATCTGCTGATACCACATTGCTGATAGCGTTGTTCACTGCATCGATGAAGCAGGGAGCGGTAGTGCGTTCAACAAGTTCCTTGATAATTTTCACCTCGTCATCGGTGTACTCGGTGTCATCGTTGCCGTTCCACATCTTCACGGCAAGAGCCTGTCCTGCCAGCCCCAATCCTGCTCCCTGCGAGTAGATTATATTCGCAATCTGCTTGCGAGCGTTTACTACCTGACACTGATTCTTTTCGAGTGTCATAAATACTTCCAAATGTTCTAAATTTATCTTCATAATCAATTATATTTTATTATCTTGTTGCGTAACTTACAATCCATTGGATTCCGTTATACCAGAGCCAGCTAACCTGGCCTCTAGTATCAGAGTGCCACGTTGTTGATAAGCTTGTGTTACGAGTGTCATATATGTTTATGTCCGAGGATATATTTACCCGACCTCCCCTCTGTATGATGGTATAGCATTGTCCATATTTCGGGGAAGATGGCAACGTGAGAGTGATGGCTGAGGAATTGTAGCACTCCACCGTGTGATGATACTCTGTCAGCGAATCACTAGCAACCAAGCGAACAAATGACGGTCTTAAACCTATTACATCTCCACCTCTAATTACGATAGCATGATTACCCTCGTAAGCATTCGTCACATCAAAACTTCCAGTCTGCCCAGTCCATTGAGTGAACAAATCTAATGCAGTACACATATTTCCACTTTCTACAGGATCACTAGGAGCAACATCACCTGCTTTTACTCTTACCTGAATACCAGCACATAAGTTGTTAGAGCTACTAACAGTGGAATCTATATACAAACCCTTACCGGCATAATTGCCGCAAGCTATGAAATATCCCTGCCCATGAAAAAATTCCGACCCAGTGAACTGCATATAGTTTTGATTAAAACCAGCTCCAGTTGAGCCGTCGAATGTTCCTATAGCATTGTCTCCTATATTGAACCCTCCTATACTTCCGCTAGTTGCGTTTATCCTACCAGATATATCTACATCCGTACCTTTAAAATGTCCGCTCCTCTTTACCGCAAACGAAGCAGAATCTCCGTTTTCTCCGCCAAGCCATAAGCTCCAGTCGTTAACATCCTTAACTACTCTGAACGAGCCGTACATCTTACTATTAGTAGTATCAGTCGGATTGAACAGATTAATCTGATTAGTTCCGAGCATATTAATGGTTGCATTCTCAGCAAGGAGAAGATGAGTTGCTATTGATTTAAAGCTATTCATCACTTTCCAATGTCCATCATCCAATTTAGGAGAATCGGTAGCATCATCATAAGTGATAATACATTGCCACCAGTTGTCACTGTTCTTGATATACACAACATCAACATATTCTTCTGCACCCGAACCAGACAAGTACTTATAGCTTCCTGACTCGAATCCGTCATGCTCTCGAATCATAGCACCTTTCGTTCCCCTCGTTGCCACAGAGAAAGATGGGTCGCTGCGGGTTCCGTTAGTGTACACAAAAATAGTGCGAGTCCACAGATACGGATTTGCGTCCGTGATGTTTGGAATGCTAGTGCTCCAAGTACCAGTAGGTTTGGTAGTACCACTATTCCATATCTGATAGGTTACTTCGGTGCTTTTGATGCCATTTCCTGTAGCACCAGGCGCTCCCTTTACGTAAGACCAGTCGTATTTAGTCCAATCACCAGCCGCAGAAGGAGCATTTGGGTTCTTGTCAACAAGTACTCCGAAATAAGCATATCCTCCGCCGCCAGCGGTAGTAGTGAATCCCGTACCCTTGGAATCCTTCATCCAAGCAACGTGTGTATAGTACTGTGTCGCTGCTGCTCCTGGTTCACCTTGTATCTTTCCGACATTCTCGAATCCTCTAACGTGAGTAGAGTCAGTCTTAGATGTGCCAGTATAAACCCACAGATAGCCACCGATTATATATCCATCACCTAATGTGTTGCCCGATGTAGGCAGCTCTGACGTACTACCTTTTGGCCCCTTGATGGTTACAGAAGTTCCATCCTTGCCATCCTTTCCGATGTACGTATAGGTGATATTCTCCGTTGTCTTGTTATTGCTCCAAGTATAAGTTGTCCTAGTCCAAAGGAATTTACCCTTGTTGGCTGCCGCACTCGCATCGGGTGCGATCGAAGACCACTTCTTGGCTTCGCTTACACTTGATGTAATAGCGTAATCGACAACCGTCTTGGTAACGTATGGAGTATCACCGCTTTCGCCCTTTTCTCCTCTCTGAGAGAATGAGATTGAGCCAGTTGCTTCCGCTAAAACCTTTACCATAGGCTTATACTATTTAGTTCCTGTTATAGAATATACCGCACCCTTATATTCTCTGATACCAGCTTCGGTAATCGTAAACGTATTTCCCGATTTTGTGATTGCAGAATTGATAGGCACACCTGCGTTTGAATAGAGTGACATCGAGAACGTTACTCCTGTCTCATTAGCCGTTGAACCTCTCTTGCGCATATACGGCTTATAGACAATCTTTCCGCCTGAGTTCTGAATGAAGTTCTCAGCTACAGGGTTATCATTTCCGTCCGTAGGGTTCGGATAGAGAATATACTCATCTGACACGTCATTGATGGTCTGTGTATCGGAAGCGTAGAAGTCATTACCTTTGTATGCCTCGCACTTAACGATGATGGAAGAATCCACGTCCGTCTCGTTGATTGTGAATGTAGCGGAAGTGCTATTCTGCTTGAGCACCCATCCGCCGTTAGCATCTGGCAGATACCATTTAAACGTGTAACCAGTAGATGTAACCATATTACCATCCGTAACCTGTGCCTTGACAGTGCAAGTTCCGCCCTTCTCAGTAATTGTGAAGAGATTCTTGTCTGACGTGGCTATGATGTTCACTCGCTTAGAATCTGTCACACCCTCGGCTATGTAAACTGGGTACATTGCTTGTAGCGTAACGCTCGTGTTGGACATTGATACGCTGACCTTACAGATGATGTTGAACGAATCGCCACCATTAATATTAATAAGGTTCTTATTGACTGTGAGCGTTGGATTTCCGCTTGCATCAGAGCCTTCTGTGAAATGCCCAGACGTACCACCGATTGTATTAGTTGAGACGTGGGAAGCATTGAAAGTCAACGTTACACCAGCCACTATCCAAGTAGGAGAACCCTTAGAAAGGTCGAATGAGTTACCAGCACCCTGTTCTGCTGAATACGCCTGCATTACCAACTTCGGCTTGGTCGCACCGCTCGCTTCGAAATTTGGCACAACATTGGATGGTGACGCAGGGTTTCCGTCATAATTCTGATAAATATCACCTGTATTACATTGCAGGATTGGGTGCAAGGTAGTACCATTGCTTGTGACAACAATCTGTCCTGTTACCGTAGCTTTACTCATCGCTTACCTCGCTTTCTTCTTTAGTGTCGGTATTCTCGGAAGACGAATTACCACCGCCACCCGAAACGATATAGTCATTGTTTCTTGTGTCACCCTCGCCGCCAAACTCAACTGGAGTGTAGCAGGAGGCAGGAGTATCGATAGTACCATTTATCTCCGCAAGGGCATCACTCTCAGCTACCAGTGAGCCGCCGACATTGACTGCTCTCTCATTGAGGTTCACACCATCAACGCCATTCAACTCGCTCTGATAGAGCAAGCAATTTCCGTCACTTGTCATTGTCAGCGGTACTCCGCTTTTGATGATGGTCTCTGCGACCTGCTTCGTAACCTTTACGTAGTATTTCATAATTCTTTATTTTTTAAAGTTAGACAACATTATCCGTTATTCTCGTCAATCTCCCTTGATATGATATAGTTTCCGTTCTCATCAACAAGGGTATTTCCGTTCTCATCAACAATCAGCTCGTAAGCCCCACGGTCTTCGATGGTGAGACGGATGCTTTTCTTCGCTTCAAAAGGACATTGGAACGTCTCTCCATACCCTAACACCTCCACACTCTCCGTCATTGTAGTTACGCCGTTGTTCGTACTCTTGCCGTATGTAACCTTCTGCCACTTAGCTCTCAGCACCTTCTCCCATACCGATGGCTCGATAACTCCGTTATTGTCGCTGACTACTGCTTGGCAGACAACAGACGTAGCATCCTCGTTGAGACCGAATCCATCACCGATAAACTGAGCCGTGAGCGGCGGAATGGTTCTGTTTATGTACGTAACCTTCCTTGCATCAGCTTCCCTAGGGGAAGAAGGAACGCTGCCGCTGTAGATGTAACAAGCCCTTAACTCGTATCCGATACCTTCGCCTATCATATCGCAGTCGATGGTGATAGAGGAAATCTGTCCGTTCGCACCCTTTGTCATTGCCGTAATCTCGTAATTCTCGGCTTCATCAACAGAATTGATAAGCTGCTTAGTTCCGTTGTCAAGAATACGATACCACCATATCCTCGTCTTGCCGTCTGCCGTCTTATCCTTTGCTCCAACCATAATCCTTGCAGTAAGTTTTTTTGTGGCAGGATGCTTAATAGGATTCCATAGCACCGTTGGTGGGCTGTCGAGCATAATCTCTGCTCTTGCGTTAGTGCAGTCTTCGAGATAAAGAGCCTTGTTAGCTACGAACGTGTACTTGTAGCCGAAAACTGGGTCTGTCCAACTCGCTTCAAATCGCATTGTCCGAGGCTTACCTAGAACGGAGTTCTGTTTGATATAGAGAGTTCCCTTATTCAATCCTTCCCTCACGGCTTCATATCCTGCCTTTACACTCGCATTCTCACTTGTGGCAACGACAACAATTCCGCTTGATGTCACCTCCGACCACTTGAATGTATCCAACTGACTATTGAAGACAGGTGTTTCTCCTGGGTTATCGGGGTCGATGAGATGGCAGGAAGGAAACATCGTACAAGGGCGAATGGAATAATCAGGCGAAAACGAGCCTTCAATACCATCATACTGCTGTCTGTTGATGATATTGCCGACAATCTCTATGCTACAGGACTGAGAGTAAGCCGTAGGCTGTATCTCCATCATCTTGTCAACACTAACCGCTAATTCTTTAGCCATATCCTATTATTTTAAAAGTTCAACATTTTAGAAACTAACACTCACATCCTCGGAATACATCGTTTCGCCATCCTTGATTTCTGCATCACATCGGAATGTCACACTACCTATCTTGAATGCTGCACCGCCGAGGTCTTCATAGGTCAAATCAATAGATAGACCGCTATTTGCGTGAGAGAGTGCCCATTTGTTGTCTGCCGTTGGGTCTCCGCTGTCCCTAGTCCATACCACATTTACCAAAGAGTCGGTCACGTCTTGATTGTAGAGCCTTCCAACCACTGATAGAATAGTGAATACCTTCCAAGAGCCATCAGCATTCGTTGCCATCAAGTTGTTTAGACGGAAGTTCCACAGCTTCGATGATAGCATTTCGAGCGTGAAGTAAGGATTGCCCTCAACGAACGCCCAAGCGGTAGATGAGTATGTCGGCGGCTTTGTTGTCTTATCTTCGAGACACTGCCACTTGCACCCGAGGTAATAGACGGTATCAATCGTTCGGTCGCCATTGCGGTAAGGATTATCACCTTGTGCAACTGACAAGCTCCATACACCTCTGTCTCTTGTCGTGTAGATTGGGTTTCCTTGATAATCTATCTGCTGAAATGATGCAGCCATCATCCACTTAGCATAGAACGCTCCGTCTCGCTTGTCGGCGGTAGGAAAGTCTTGGAAGAGGAACGACAGTGCATCTGGCAGCTTACCCATCGCAAGAGAATAGTTTGTCTTGTCAATGATAGGCTTTGTAACGTGGTCGAGCCACACAAGCAACCCCTCGGATGATGAGATATACCAGCAGCTCTGTCTGTCTTCATCCACCGCATTTCCCCAGCGTATCAACCTAGCCAACTCGCAAGGCGGATAGTTCTTCTTGCTAGGGCATTCATTATCGGGATAGCAGACCACCGTAATGGTATTCGTTACCGTATTGACCGAGAGTACTCGCAGCCACATATCGTAATACTTGCCGTTTTCCGTCAATGTATTGATTGATGCTAATATCACATCATTCTCCTTGAATGCCGTGAAGTCGTTATCCCATCGTTTCTGAAGCTTCAAGTCGTAGGTTACGTTGCCGCCTTCCGTTTCCGCAGGAATCTCCGTCACCGACTCAACCATACCGCTCTCTGTGAAGACGAAGTTACTCTCCATAGCTGTCTGTCGGTTCACGATGAGTTCCTTTGCTATGATAGAGCTTCGTGACGTGATGCTTTCGAACTCGGCATTGCCCAATCCATCAATTCTTCCGCCCTTACCGAATAGCATTCCCTGGATAAATTCGCCGAATGTTGCACCCTTCTTAAACTGCGACGAGTTCTCGGCAACAAGCCCTTGCATGAACTTCTGAACCTTCTCCCAAGTGATAGTACCTTTAGCGGTGTCATCGTTTAATTTAGAGAGGTACATCTTATCTGCTATACCAGCATTAAAGCTATTAGCATTACTACTACCAACAATACTAGATAGAGACTTAACAGTTTCTCCTTTTACTGCATCAATAATCTGTTTTGTATCACTCTTTGTAACTTCCAACGAATTTACAAGCTCAATTTCAACTTCTGCCAGCTCATCGTTATCAACCTTTACTGAATAGTTGCTGACGAAAACTTTGTGACTAATAAGATTTCCATCGTTATCATAATCACCTTGTATCTGAATTGACAGTTTTGCATTCTCGTTTAGCTTGCTTGCAAAGTCAGGATTCTCTTGCAAGAATATGCGAGAAAACTTAACAGAGTAGTTAAATTGGTCTGTATTGTTTTCGCTCATGTGCTTGACAAGAGCATCATCTAGTCTTTTTTCTGCTGCCGTTACAAGAACCTTTGGTGGTTTGATGCCTGTGATGACAAACAAATCTCCCTTTTGCGGTTTAAAGCCAGCACTCGCGTTTGGCATTACGATACCTAATGTTGATGTGTCTTTCTGAACCGCAATCCATAACTCTTTCTGAGTTGAATCTTGGTTTAGATTATCTTCGTAAGCATCGCTAGCGTTAGCAAATATGTAGTCATTCTTATCTGTGCGAACTTGTTTTAAGTTTCCATTTTCATCAACACTTACACAGTTGTAATACTTTGAATTGTCAGCACTCGGCTTATTGTAAATCACAAATGAGCAGGCAGGGCATCCGTTACTCTTGATGAGATTTATCTTTGCTGATTCACTAGCCAAAGCATGAGCAAATAAGTCAAATCCAAAATCACCATTGAACTTATGCAACTTTATATAGAAATAACTATGAATATAATTTCCATCGCTATCCTTTACATCGCTATCTTCTTTATCGAAAGCAACATCTGCAATCTCTCCAAACAACTGTCCTTCTGCATTTACAATTCCATTGATAGTTGGTTTTATATCATCAAAAGTAACCGTTCCTTGGTGAGGATTTCCTTTCTTGTACAAGTTTACAAACTCGTAATATCCACTACCGCTTGGCAACTTGTGGGTGTTATTCAAAGCGTAATAGAAACGCTCTGCACCTTTCGTGTTGCGATATATAGAAGGCATAAGTACCGATGATGGTGCAATCCAGACTCTATCAGTAACCATTACCCTCACTGCATTATCCTCAGTTCCGATATAAACCTTGTTGAATCCGTATCTATCACCATCTTTTACAAATTGATAGTCGTATTCAATGCAATTTGCCTCGCTGATTACACTTACATTAATACCAGCATCACTGTAGGGAATGTACTTGTCTCCATTCTTCCATTCATATTCCGATTTTGACTCGTATAAGAACTCAATACTTCCACTAAAAGCAGCATTCCAACTATCTGCACCATAAAAGTCATTAATGCCAGCACTATTTTTGTACACCTTGCACTTGTAAGAAAACTCGACTTCTATAGATAATACAAAATCTCCACCCTCTTCAAATGTGTACGTGCTAGTACTACCAATACTCATTCTTTTAGAGATAGTCTTATATAATTCTTTTCCCTTGAATAAGTATATGCTCTTGACGGCATTTCCGACATTCGTTATAAAATCTTTTCTAGAAACAGAGCTATTAAGCTCAAAGTCAAACCCTAAACTCGTTAAATCTATCGTCTGCCCTTTTATCGCGCTGATTAGAATACTAAACGAAAATCGACAAGTAACCGTTGGATTAGACTGATTATCAGCTTGTGTTAAGTTAGATGGGGTGGTAAATCTATCGAATGTATGCGAGCTTACATCTACACTTCCATTGTAACTTTTTCCTTCCTTGCTTTTATAAAGTACAAGGGTATCATTATATCTTGAATCTTTAAGAAACTTTGATAATTCTACACTAACTTTATCCTTGCTGATATTCTCTGTATTGAACACTGCCTCGCCAAACTCATCATCATTAGGATAATAATATGGCAGGTTATCAGATGAACCGTAACCTGTTATCATATCAACTATCTTATAGTTCGCATTCTCCTTAGATACAGAGATAAGAGCATCACTACTACCATATTTTATAGGTGTATCGGTTAAGTCGTGCTGTACCTTGCCGACATGACAAACGTTGCCAACCCAATAATAATCAAGCTCAAAAGTTGTATTGATAAGTTGTAATACATCAGTCAAGTATTGGTCTTCAAAAGACACTTCCTTAACTTCATCTGTTCCATATCCTTCATCAACAACAACGTAATATCCTTTGTATTCATCTGTAGGACGATACAATCCGCAATATGCCATTGAGCTATTGACGCGAGCAACAAACTCATGGATAGTTCCACCAAACGTGAACTTTGTCTGGTTTGAACGGTATCTGTCTTTATTCTGTGTATCAACATCATCAACGACAACATCAAAGAACAGAGTGTTATCAAGCAATTCTCTTCTAGATGTGAAAGTGATTTCACTCTTCCACATTCTAGACGAATTATCCTTTGTAGAGCTTGGTGTATAGGATGCAAAGAATCTATCGCCATTGTACTCCACGAACTCTTCCTTCTTCCATTGCAAAGGCTCAGAAGAATATATTGTAGCAGTAAGGGTAGGTGCTCCACCCATACGCTTTGCATCGTATGTATATGATGATACAATAGCAGGGTTAGCTTCCGATGGGAACAAACCGATAATCTCATTACCAGTGTTCTCATCGTAAGTCAACTTCTGTATGTATAATGATTCTGCCTTCATGTTTATTCTTTATTGTTGTCTGTATTCTTTGTCCTTGCGGTAATCTCAGCTTGTTTTTCGGCACGTTCATCTGCCTCTTCTTGCTGAGTCTGCAATCTTACTTCCTCGTCAGGTGCAGAAACAGTATTCTTTTCAACACCAGTCTTAGTAGAAATCAAACCTGCGCCGCTCAATGTACAAAGCATCTGATTCCATGCACTTTCATCGAATGGCTGCCAAGGCTTAAATGATGTGCTGATTCTCATCTGCTTAAACTCAGTGATAGCAGTAGGATTCTCGCCGCTTGCAACCAACTGCTTTGCCAATCCTTCCTTGAACAGTCTAGAATGTTTGCTGACGAAATTCTGCCATTCAATAGCTGCATTGTTAGCCTCCTCAATATCCAAAGAACGTGTCATCTGAATTGCCAAACCGCTTATATCGCCACTAGACTTAATATCCTTTGGCAAGATAAATGTACATCCTGTAGCAATCTGCAATTGGTCGAGGATTGACTGCATAAACTCAATCATGTTCTGTGGAGAAGGTGGAGTTTTAAACTCTGCGCTGCCATTTCCTTCAATGCTTGTATCATTCAGGATGATAGAACCAGCAATCTTCTTTGCGGTTTCATTGAGCTTACCCTTGATATAAAGGATTCCCCATCCATGTCGTTTCTGGATGACCGCAAACAGATTATATATAATCTCGAATAGCTCGATAAGGTCTTGACCGTTATTCCAAGCAACATCACCACGCTTTGTAACAAGTGGACTCTCCGAGAATCCGTGTTCTTCCTTGCTTTCCAAGCACCATCCTTTCAGTACTTCGTTTGTGTCAACGTCCTGAACGAATACATCTGTAAAATGATAATGATATGTCTTGTCGTATGCATCAATGTGTCTTACATTGTCCTCTGTACGATAATACACGCAATCAAGAAGCGGTTCTCCGTTATCGTCTTTATGGGTAATAATCTGATAGCCATCTTCATACGAGAATAGCCTACTTTTTACTTCGTTATCCTCATTCATGTAAACGAGTAAGCCCACATCACCATAACTCTGCTGAATACGTATAGCTTGCATTTCGATACCATCCTGATTTGTCTCTTTCCAATGCCACTTGAAATCGGCAAAGTTCTTTTTGAGCTTATCAGTCGGATTGCTGTCATGCAAGATATGGTTACGTTTATTACCACCTAAACAAAGAGCCTTCTTGTCAACAATACGCTGTTGCATAGGAATGCCAAACTTCTTAAACTCAATCTCGCAATAACTGCCATCATCAAGCTTGCAGCATATAGAAGGTAAGTTCGTATCAAACAATACCCTATGAGAATAAGGGTCTAACTCCTTCGCAAAACGCTCTTGGCTAACAACTATCTTTCTGATATTCGGAAGCTGTGCCTCTTTGCGGAAGTTTGTCTTAATATCAGAACCATCAGAAGAATCATTGATGGTAATAGAGCGCGAACCCCTCAAAAACGGCTTTTTCAGAAGCAGCTTTTGTGGATTCTCCAAAAAATCATTAATTATATCTTGTCTCTTTCTACTCATCGCTATTGTCATTTAATGATGGTTCAACATCGTTGTTATTTTTCGCTTCGCGATTCTCTTGCGGGTCAATCAAACCGTAATGTCTGCAACAAGCCTTTCTTGAAGCCCAATAGTTACATTCTCTATTGGTAGTAGGGCAAACAATATCATGCTTGCTTGGTACTACGATGATTCGTTTCTGCTTCTGTGACTCTTCCATTTCGAATTTGTCATTCAGCTTTACACGTATATCAGTCTGCATCTTCAATGCATCTTTCGGTTCAAGATTTCCGTCACTAAGAGCTTGGTCTATCTTGTCAAGCATTTTGAGAAGCTCGTTTTTGTTCTCTTCTTTGGTAATAGCGTTGTTATTAACATTGCCGATACCGAAAGGTTCTAGCACATCTAGCAGTTTCTTGAATCGTGGAGTTTCGTAGAATTTCGCTGCATCCTTTTCACTCTTACGATAAGCAAGACGATACGCTAAAGTCTTATCTTCCAATGCGTCACATAGGATAGCAAACGCAATGTCTTTCTCATCACATTTATCCCAGTCAATCCGCACGGATTCAAGAATCATTTTTATATTTTCTTTTTTCAGCATATATTCTATAATTAATAGTACAACGTATCATCATAAATGCTCTGAGCATTAGGATTTTTCTCTTCAACTTCCTGTGCTGCGAGTCTGAACCCTTCCTGTAGCTCGCTACCATACTCCATATTCAAACATGGGTACATTCTCATTGCGCAAGGGTCGAGCAAGTCCATAGAACGGTCTTTTCCAAGATTTCGGTTCATTTCCTTCTTGCTCTGCAACTTCTTCTTTCCACTCTGCATCTTATCAAAGCGAACTACCGCGCATTCTTCCATGAACTCATTCTGTATGGAAACTCTGTATTTGAGGTTTTGATGCGTATAAACCGCATTTGCAACCTTATCAGAGAAAGTAAGCTGTCCTCGCTTAATCATGTAGCTCAGTCGCAAGTAACATAGGTCTTTTATTGTCATAGCAGACAAATAATAAATTCCCATTGCCTTTGCTGCTGATATATAAGGGATAGCATCGGGTATATAATCATTGAAATACCTACCTGCCGTAGCATCATAGATAATATGACTTTCTGCCACTCCCTCACTTGCCGCGAATAATCTAGCTCTTTCCGCATTGATTCGCGGTGTCGAATGCATTACGATTTCGTAATTGACGACATGGAATCCGTTCCACGACAACATCGTAGTGTTATCCTTTCCGTAATCTGCCAAGTCGATTGTTATCCATTTATCACCATTCACAGCAGGGTCTTTTATGAAGCAATCTCTTGCCGCTTGGCTTGGAATCGGTATATCCTCATCCTCTTCTGGGTCAACATTGAAGTTGCCCTCCATAAGAGCTTGTGCCATTCTGCCGCCCGATGCAGCTACAGAACCTAAATAGCCAGAATTGTTTTCAAGCATCTTCTTGTTTGAACCAAGTTTACCTTGATAGAAAACAAAGCTCTTAATCATTACTTCATATCCAAAGTTGCCGCCAATGGTTTTAAGCTTTCTGTCTATATCTATTTTACATTTCTCATAGACTTCTCGCTTAGACATCCCCCAAACAACATCCTTAACAGTCGGTCCTGCACAATAGAAGTATCTGACTACACCATCACGCTCTGGGATGATAAAACCATCTGAACCAATATACCAATCAAGGAATATTCTTGTCCAGTGGCTACGCTTCGGATTAAGTGTTGCAAAGAACTTACCTGTAAACGTCTTGCTCTGACCTCTGTTTCGAGTCATAACGTATGAGAAAACTTCCCAAGTCATCTCCGTCAACTCGTCAATCGCAATCAAATCGTACTCCCATCCTTTCGCGCGCTCTCTCAACTTATCCATATTGGAATCGTCAAGATACGTCAAATCGACAAACGTTCCATTCGGAAATGTAACGCGAGGATTCTCGCTCTCTCTGACTTTTACAAAATCAGCTCCGAATATCTGCTTAAACTTCTCTACGAATCCTCCACCTGCTTTTTGATTACCAAGTGAACGGCGTGAAATCATTGCACGAAAATCTGGGTCGGTCATTAACGGCTCTGCCATCGCAAGTACAAGACCATACGAGTTGTGGGTTGTAATGTAATCATCCGTGATATACAAATGCTTTTCATCATCAACCAAAATGCACTGGCACTCGGCTCTTCTTACCTTTTTGATAGACACAATCCGTGAATGGTCGTTACTTCGAGCATACTTTCTTGTTTTGTTCCGCTCATTATTGTACCTAGCTTTATGCTTCTCGCTTGTGAAGATAATATCGTCAGTGCGTATCACTATTTTATAAGCCACACCTTTTGTATATTTCCACTCACGCCCATCAATGCTCACCGTACAAGAGTAACCAAGGCTGCGACATAACTCAATAAATGTATCTTTTAACCTTTCGCTAGTCGTACAAAAACTATAACTATTATCGTAAGATTCTACATTTCCATCGGTATCAAATAACCCTGCTAGCAATTGCTTTCTTTGTTCAATGCTAGAGTGAAGATATTTTTCAGGAATAAACTTGTTGTAGGAATAATCCAACAAACATTCTTCTCTTAAATATTCCTTATACTCCTTATAGTGTGGTGTATAGAACAATTTAGTAACGCAGCTTGGTTGCTCGTACACCCTTGTTGTGTCCGTCAATTTAGCTACCTTATTTATTATATCCCATTCTGTATTGGAAATTTTAAAACCTTTCTTGTTACGCCAAATAGTTAGGCATCCATCACCGAGCATAACACCTAATACGTATGGCGGTATTGGCAGTTCTTTTTCACCAAACTCTATAGCTTTGTTGTTTGGGATGAAGTATTTCTTTCCTTGCTCCAACCCATCAATAAGGTCTTTTGTCTGCAAAGTCATAGTCCATCCCCATTCCTTATTATGAGAACGATACTTATGCACTTGCTTTGGAGTTCGTACCGTCCATAGATGTTCAAGACCGCATTCACACTTTCGTCCATCTAGCGTTGTAAGTTCATACACATCTTTCACGCCTTGTGGAAATACAGCAATCACGGTGGCAATTCCATCAAATGGAGTCATCACCTTAGAACCAACTTGCATATCACCCATAGTCTGCCATCCCGATGGTGTAAGTATCTTGGAATCAAGCGGCTGTAGCTTGCCCCCTCCAAGATTTCCACCACCGAAAACCACATCGACATTACTACTTGCAAAGGACATTTGAAAGCCCTCTTGTGGTCTGATTTCTATATCTTTATTCGTGTTCATGCTGCAAAGATACCTAATTTATAATATGTAATAGCGTGAAAATAATTCTATATTGGTTACGTAACAAATAGAGTTTCTAAAAACCTATAAATCACCACATTATTTAATTATCTTTGCAGCAGAATTTTAAAAATTAATAATATGAAGTTTACAAAACAACAACTTTTAGACACCCTAAAAGCAAAGCTCACTGCAAACGGAAAACACCTTTCCATCAGTGAAAAGACAATCAAGAGTTTGAGTGATTCCCACTTTGACCTCTTAGTTGGTGAAGATACAGAGTTAGATGATTTGGTGAAGAAGATTTTGCCGCAGTATGTTTCCCTTAATGGCAACTACGAGAAGGACAATGCCGACTTCATCAAGAAATGGAACGATGAGCATCCCGACACCAAGCCAAATCCAAAGGATGATAACAAAGAGCCTTCGGCTGTTGAAAAGAAGCTTTTGGAACGCTTGGAAGCTCTAGAGAAGAAGGATGCAGAGTACGAAGCATCTAAGCTTGTATCACAGAAACGTAGTGAACTTCTCGCCAAGTTCAAGGAGAAAGGTATCAACGATAGTAAGTGGATTGACAAGTACATGAACAAGTTGAACCTCACTAAGGACTCGGACATCGAGCAGGAATTTACCGATGCGGAAGAGTTTTACAACATATCCCACGTAAAGGGCGGTGGCACTCCAGGCAATCCAAGTGGCGGTAATGGAGATAAACCTATCGGTGCTGAACGATGGGCAGGCGTAAACAAAATCCTCGGTACATCAAATCCTGCTGGCAAGTAAATTCGGATAACATTAATTATTAACTCTTTAAGGTAAAAAGATTATGTTGGATAACTTTTTCACAAGACAAGCCAATGGTGGTGCGGTATTCACTGGTCGCACACTCATTCAGGCACATGGATCTATTGGAGGTCATAAGAATGTCTTCGTAAAGCTCATTAAGGGCAGCAAGGATGCGCTCTGTTATCCTACTACGGGTGGCATCTTGAAGAACCCATTCAAGGGTAGAGCGAAGATTTATGCAGGTGACCTCATTGAGTACACACCTAACATTAACAACACTACTGGTGCAGAAGTAAAGATTTTGAAGTTCTATGAGTTGGCGAAGGGTGCTACTGCGACAGACGTAACCTACAAATTGGTTCGTGACGGCTATCACCACATACCGTATGCTGGCGATACTATCATGGTAGGACAGAAAGATTTTGCCACACAAGCAAAGGGTGTCACTATCACCAATGTGGAGAAAACTACCGACGGTTCAAACGATATTTGGCTCGTTACAGTATCAGAGACACTTGGTACAGCACAGAAAGCTGGTGACATTCTCGTAGAAGCAGCAAAAGCAGGTGAAAGAACGCTTCCTATGGTTACTAATCCTAATGCTTACGCAGACAAGGATATGGATTTCTTGTATGACGCGAACATGGAAGGGGTTGACGATTTGGAGTATTTGCTTGCTCCAGCGTTGGCACAAGAAGATACTGTTATCGACCTTGTAGCTATCGGCAATTTGCCACCAGCAGTTCTCGCTCTCAACAAGAGCCGTGTAAAGACTTGGTTCTGGTTTAATTAATCAGACCAAGTAAATGATAACGAACTTATTTTTTTGTAATTAATTGTATTTAGGATATGCAAAGATTTGACATTAACAACTCGGATTGGGCTGCACTCTTCCGTTCAAAAGATGGCGGTAGTGAACTGTTTCAGTCTCTCGTTGACAACTCAGACCTCCTTAACATGGATGAAGGTTGGGCAATGACACAGGGACATATTGCTGACGCACCTACTCCAACAGCGGATGATGGTTCTGCTACTTTCCGAATGACTTCACATAAGTTGGAAGCTGCACCAGTCATGGATATGCGTGCGCCTCTCGGTGATTCACATCAGATGGATGCCGAGGGTGAGGCAGAGTACGCTGCATCTATTCCTGACTTTATCGGTCGTGGCTTTGTAGAGACCGCTGCACAGCGTATCTATAAGCAGAAGCAGTTTGCTCAGTTTGGTAACACAGACCGCATAATCGCTCGATGGGTACGAGACTATCTCGCAGTTGGATTGAAGTCAGCAAAGGCTACATTGAATAACACAACCGCGCAGTTGGAAACAACTGGTAAGATTGATTACACTGGTCTCGGTGCTGGTATCTACAGCAAGCTCTATGATGCTCGTCTTCCAAAGGATAATTTTCAGAAGGCTGGTGCAAAGGCTTGGACTGCCGAAGATTGTAAAATTCTCACACAGATGCGTAAGTTAGAAGACGCTTATCGTGATAAGCGAGGAGGCTACGATGGTGCTCTTACTTGGAAGATGACAAAGAAGATGTACAATGATGTATTCCTTCAGAACCAAGAAGTACGCGACTTGTATGTTGCTTGGTGTAAGGCTAACTATATTGCATACGTTGAGGGTATGCCTATCACTAACGAGCAATTCTTGAAGTCATTTACAGACATTCAAGGTATTTCTCCTATTGAGATTGTCGTTGAGAAGGAGCGCAACAAGACACGCACAACCGACACATTTGTCAAGGGTTGGGCAGATAATCGCGTTGTTCTTCGCCCTGCTGGTGATGCAGTAGAGTTCAAGTACGCCGATGTATTGGAACGTGACGTATTCGGTAGCGGCTATGGTGCAAGTACTATTGATACCACTTTCGCAACCATGCTCAACGGTCTTGTTACAGCAATGAACACCACAACCGACAATGGTCGATTGAAGGAGTGGCACACAGACGTGATGATGTCTGCTATTCCAGCTCTCATCTCATTCACTAACCACGAGATTATCCACACCGATGTAACTGGTGACGGTGCAGTATCTTAATGGTTAAATACTCACAATATACGATAACATTTAATTCATTTATCTCTCAATGGCAGCATCGAAGTTTGACATATTGGACTATCTGAGCGGCATGACTAACTTTGTCTTTGACAAGTCGGCATTAAACAATGTCGCTTTGGATTGCGGCGTTTCTGATGTTGAGTCTTATTTGGACTTGACAGAAGAACAGAAAGACAAATGTAAGATTGCACTCTTGGAAAAGATTGTATTCGGTGTCTATCAGACAGCATCGACCACGAATCAACATGGCGCATATACTCTTACGGTAGGTGCTCAGACCATTACATCGGCTGCATTGCTGAGTATCAAATCAGAACTCAAAAGACTTTACAAGAATTATGGAGAGAATGAGAAACTTGAAGCTCTCAATGAAACCGATGGAGAGGTTAAATGGATTAAAGAAACAGATTGGTAAGCTATGTACACTGACAGAAATTCTTTGGATGAATATGCCTATCATGGCGTGTTCTACCGCTCGGAACAAAAACCGAAAGAAGATGGAGACCTTATCGGAAGCGATGGGGATATGTTAGGTGATACTGATACTAGCTCAGACGAAACAGAAAATGTAGAAACTATCATTTTTGAAACTGATTGCGATATTCAGGAAACCAATAAGCTGTTTAATTCGGGCGTAGTTACGTTAGGATATACAATCTATTTTCCGATGCCCACGAAAGAGGGAGAAGATGGAAAAGAGGAAGAATATATTCCTGAAGGATTGAATGCTGGCATTCGTTTCCGTGGAAAAATGTACGGAATGGACGTTGACGGAATGGTTATTGGCGTTTATCCGACACAGATGCACGGATGTGTAGCTTACATCAAGGGTACTGATATTTAGTTTTTTTCATCATAAGGTAAAATGTATTTAGGATAACAAGGTATGGCACAGAGGATTAATCGCAGATTGTCTCGAATTGAGAATTTCTTTTCGATGCTTCTTACTAAGGGAAAAATCTCAAACAACATATTTGTTGGAGAATTGCCACCTACAACTAGTAAGAACTGGGATGATTTTGTCAATGTGGACGTAGGTCAGCAAAGAGATTATGGCGGTTATTCTTCTGGCTATGCTAACATTTATCTCTATGCAAGACCAAAGGGAACTCCACTTAGAAAGAACGTTAAACTACTTGACAAGATGGAAGGAATCCTTGACGATGTGATAAAACACTCTAATAATAAGGACTATACAATTCAAGTTCTTTACCGTGATAGCGGATATGATTCAAATCGTCAGTTCCATTTTCAGATAATTTCTGTTTCAGTTATCGCAAGATAAATATATAAAATCTATTAAATGTAACATTTAAAACTCATTATATTATGGCGAAAAAGGTTATAAATACTGGTGCTGGAGCTGTCAAGTTCATCAAGCCAGATTATATTGTTGCCACATTGTTTGATGGCACAGAGACCGATGAATCTGCTCCAAAGGGTGATTCTTACATTCTTGAGGATGTTATTGAGGGCACTACATCTATTTCACAAGATGATAACGATACCACCGATGTTGAGTGTGAGACTTCTGATTCTCCTATTATTTCCATTGTTAAGCTTGGTAAGTGGCAGTTTGCAGCAGAGATTGGTGATACGCAGAAGGAACTTTTGACTGCATTGTGCGACTTTACAGACGATGCAACAGGAAAGAAGACTCTTGCACCTTCGATTTACAAAGCAAAGTATGCAAAGATTGATGTTGTACAGGTTCAACCTAATGGAACTACAATGGAGGCTTACGTTCTCCCAAAGGTTCAGCTCAATTCTAAGTTGACTATTGAATCTCTCAATTCAAACTTGGCTCGTATTGCATTGGCTGGTACTGCCAAGGATATTGCGCTTACCGTTGGTGATAAGACTGTTCGCACACCATTCTATGTTGACCACAACTATTCATTGCCAACGGCAACTGAGTAATTTCGGTTCTTCAACAATTCTCGACTATATACAAGGGGCGGCGGCTTTAATGCTGTCCGCTCCTTTTTAAGTTTTATCATTTATGGCTGAAACATTATACAAAAAAGCATTAAAGCTTATTACGAAGGAATTAGACAAGGATGCAAAGAATGTGTTAAGAGAATGTATTCAAGAAATTACGTACACACATCGAACATACAACCTCTATGATTCTTACGGATATGGCATTTATGTCGAAGGCAAGCTTGAAAAGATAGGTTACTTATCATCCTCACCAAAAGCATCCAAAGGCAAGAATTGGTATGGAGAAGAAATTAAAGGTCGTGAGGCGATAAACGAATATCTCAAAAACGATTATTCCCCTAGTGGAGTAATTGATTTGGCAGTTGTTGCGACTATGCCATACGCTAAGATATTGGAAGATGGCGGTGGTAATCTGAAACAATCTTACAGAGTTATTTCAATGTCGTTTCAGAAGCTACAAAACCTATCCAAGAAGTATAATGGAACAGTAAGTATGATTAGAAAGTAATTCATATATATGGGAAAAGTATATAGAGCACAAAAAGACCCGAATAAGGCTAAGAAACAAGCTATAGAAGACGAGAATAAGGTGTTACCTTGTTCTCCTTTGTCTGATGCGGCAATGGAACGTCTTGCGCAAATTATGAATGATTCTCCTACAATTGTAAAACTACAAGGTACAGAGTGGGAGATAAGAGCATTGAAGCCAGGCACTCAATGGATGATTGCAGAGGAGGCTTGCAAGATAGTCAAGGGCGAAAACTTATCAATGGGTGACGTTATCAAGGAGTTTGCCATCAACATTCCATCGGTGGCAAGAGTAATCACACTATCCTTGCTAAATGACAAAAAGCGCATTGATTCTGAGGAATACCAACAAGTTTACGACCAGTTGCTTTGGGGAGATTATGACATCAAGGATTGGGCAACATTACTCGTTGAGATTCTCAATTTGCTAGATGTGGATTTTTTCTTCGCGAGTACCAATGTGATTCAGACCGTCCGCAATCAAGCTCTGATGAGGAAGAAACAAGCAACCGAATTATCCCATCACGAACAGAATACGGACAAATGATAGATTTCTTACGTGCCAACACATGGTGCTCGCAAGAAGAATATAAGTGGAGAATGACCGTTCCGCAGATTCGCCTTGCGTCTATGGATTTTACTCATTTAGAGAAGATTTCGTCAGACAAAGACAAAAATCAGGAGAACGACAAATTAAAGAATGCAAAGGTAATCAATGGTGCAGAGGATTTACGAAATCTCAATGACCTTGGAATACCTATTTTATAAACTCTTAAACTTTTGAATTATGGCAGATTCAGCATTAGGCAGTGCTCTTTTTATACCAGAGTCTGCATTGAAGAAAATCAAAGAGGCTGATGATAAATTGAAGCAATTACAGAGAACAGCAGAACAGACTGCATCATCTGTAAAAAGCTCATTTGGTACAATGCAAGGTTCAACTAGTGGTTTTATCGGCGCGCTCGACCAAATCATACAAAAGCTTGGTACGATTAATAATGCTTCATCAAAAATGTCTGGTAGTCTATCCAATATTGGTGCGAGCAAGGCTAGTAAAGACGTTTCCCAAATGAATGGTGTTATTATTCAAGCATCTGAAAATATAGATAGAATGGTGGCTTCACAAAAAAAAGCTACCAATTCGGCTGATTTCTCTAAATCTGTATCTGATTGGCAGAATATCCAATCACAGATTGATGCAACTAACAAGAGACAACAAGAGCTTACTCAGTCTATGCGCCAATACGAAATGGTGCAAAAGAATATACGAGACGGAAAGGGTGGTATTGTCTATAAAGACGATAAGATAGCTTACGCTGCAAATCAAAAGGAATTTGAAAGTAATCAGCAACTTATTGCATCCTTGCGTGAAAAGCAACAAGCAATCATTGCCAACAATCAAGCTTTGAATCAACAGATTCAGTTACTCAATTCTTTAAAAAGCTATCACGTAGATAGTGGTTCTTTGGATAATTTGCGTTCCAAAGACACTCTAGCTTCAATGCGAGAGTATTATAAGGAACAAGAAAAATTATCCGCTCAACAAGAGAAACAAAGGCAAAAAGATGCTAATGCTTGGTTAAAGAACAAGGAGAAAGAGGCGCAAGCAGCAGAAAAAGCATCAAGACGCGAGCAAGAGGCATCCGACAAAGCAGCAGCAAAGGCAGAGAAAGATGCGTCTAGAATTCGTGCTGCCCAAGAAAAAGCATATATGTCCGACTGGTTAAAGCAGCAACGCAAAGCATTCTACTCAAATACTAACGCGGTTATTGCAGACACAAATGGTGCAAAAACTTTGCGAGACCATATTGCTGCCATCAAGGATTTGCAACAAGCTCGTCTTAGCCTCAATACTACAGATAAGAACTACAAGCAAAACCTTGCTTCTGTAAACGAGGCTATCAAACAGCACTCTAAAGTTCTCAAAGAAGCCGGTGTGAATGCAAAGAGTTTAGGTGAGCAAACGTCATACATCGCAGGATCTTTATCACGTCTTATGCAGCAAACAGCAGTTGTCTTCTCATTTGGTGCAGCAAAATCTTTTGTTGAACAAATTGCAGAAGTCAGAGGTCAGTTTGAACTTTCAGAGCGTTCACTCGAAGCTATCTTGCAGAACAAGCCAAAGGCAGACGAGATTTTCAACAAGACTGTAGAACTTGCCGTTAAATCACCTTTCCGTATCAAAGACTTGGTGGATTACACACGACAACTTTCCGCTTACCGAATTGAGTCTGATAAACTTTATGATACAACCAAGCGACTTGCCGATGTTTCAGCAGGTCTTGGCGTTGATATGGGAAGACTTATCCTCGCATACGGACAAGTCAAGGCTGCTGCATACCTTCGCGGTTCTGAGGTTCGTCAGTTTACTGAGGCTGGTATTAATATGTATGGCGAGCTGCAACAATACTTCAAGGAAGTTAAGGGAGAGGCGTACACGACCGCACAGATTGTTGATATGATTTCCAAGCGTAAGGTTACATTTGAGGATGTTGAGGCAATATTCCAACGTATGACCGATAAGGGTGGAACATTCTACAATATGCAAGAGATTCAGGCTGAAACTCTCCAAGGTAAGATTTCCAACCTGAAAGATGCTTTCGATGTGATGCTCAATGATATTGGCAAGGCTAATGATGGTACGTTCAAGAGGCTTATTAGTGGTGCTACCGTATTACTTAAACACTGGGAAACTATTGCATCTGTAGGAAAAGACCTTATAGGTATTCTTGCTTTGCTTATGCTACAATCAAACAAGACTGGTGTTAGCTTAAAGGAAATATGGAATGCAAATTTTACATCATATTCATTAAAAGGAAAAAATGCACTAGGTCTTATTTCTGCATCATTCAGAAATCTCGGTTCTGCTGCAAAAACAGCAGGTAAGATGATTAAGTGGGCTGTAATGGATAATCTTCCATTAATCGCTTTTGCAGCATTGGCACAGGCGGTTTCAAGTGCCTATTTTGCATACGAGAAATTCAGAGATGAGCAATCCAAAATTATCACTGAAACTATTGATGCAAAGAAACGACTTGGTGAATTGTCCGCAGAATACGAGCGCATTAAGGATAATTACACTAAGAATAAAGGTGGCGGTGTGCGTGTTATCATAGACAAAAATAAATTTCAAGAAGAATCAAAGAACGTTCTTGATAGTCTGTATGACGAATTGAAGGCAAGAAAGTTGGAGATACCTATCGAAATACAAAAGGTAGATTTATCAAATATAGACAAAGCTATCACTGAATCAAAGAAGAAACTCGATGCTTTCATTCAAATGGCGCAAGATGCAAAGTCTTACATAAATGGAGAAGACAATTCTTTTTGGAATAGCGACAATCTAAATTTGTTTGGCATTCCACTTTGGGCAGATAGTTTCTCCAAGGATATGAAAGAACTTGATAATGCGGCTAACGATGTTCGTGCTTTTGCTTCAAGAGCGCAAACTGCCATTGATGCGCTCGGAGAGGGTTATGATAAATTGTCTGCAAAATCAAGAGCCGCTTACGATACCATAAAGGACGGAGCAAAGCCTGGAGAGCTTGATGTAGAGTATCTGCAACGAGTAAACAAGGTAATGGGGCAGATATTTGATAATGAGACTAACAATAGCTCATTCAAGCAATATGCCGACAAATTACGCAAACAACTATATGGGCTTGGAGAAAACCTCGGTGCTACTATTAGCGGTTCTTTCAAGAGCGCAAAAGAAGAGGCTACACACGAATTACAAGGTTTGTTCGGTAACGTAAATAACGTTTGGGGCGGCTTTTTGAAAACAATGAAGCCAGCAGAAATTAAGGTATTTTGGGATAATGTTGCAACAGAGAATAAACTTGGTGAGTTGCAAAAGAAAATCTTGATGGAAATTGCTGCAAAGGTATATCATTTCAAAGTGGACGCAGACCAACAGAGTATGAACAATGCTCAACAAAAGGTCTATTCATTTATGGATGATTTACAGGCAGAGGCTGATAGACGAAAGATTAAAATTAGTCTTGATGTCGTTGACCCAAAAGATGCTCTCGCTACCGTACAAGACTTTCAACGTTCTGCAAAGGATATTAAGGAACTTATCGACCAAATCAACAGAGGGCAAATCCAATGGTTTCACGGTTCTAGCCTTGGTATCTCACAAATAATGAAGTGGGGCAAGCAAAATGTAGGAAAAAACACCGTGTTTAATAAGCAGACTGCATTGGCTTTTCTTCGTGACAAATTAAAGGATACCCTTACGAAAAACCAACTTGCAGGAGGTTTAGACCCTTTCGCCGACAAGAACAAAAAGAATACCACAAAAACAGACAAAATGCGGCGTGATATTCTCACAGAGCGCATTTCTCTCTTGAAGGAAATGAACCAACAATACGAGAAATACGACAAGTACTTGGATGATGATACGGCGGCAGCAAAGGTTATGCAGCAATATGCAGACAACCTTAAATTTGTCGGTATGCCAGAGGATATTGTCAAGAACTTTGTGCCAGACAAGGAAGGTCTTATCACCGCATTGAAGAAAATAGAGCCAACTATCGCTGATTTCAAGAAACGTGCGCAGTTGAAGAACGACATCATAGAATTGCAGGTGCAACTCGACACAGAGTATATGAAACAGCAGTTGGATGATGTTAAGAACGAGATTAGTAATGCATTCGATAATCTTACCCTTTACAAGAAACTAAAGGGAGAAGGATTGAGTGATGCAGTTATCAAGTCTATGTTTGGCAACCTTACATCTTCATTCGACGAGGTGCGCAGTAAGATAGAAGATGAGTTTAAGGCTAAGTTTGGCGATAATACCAAGTGGAGTACTGATATATGGAAGCAGTATCAAGAGCAGATTGATAAGCTTGATAAAGAGGTCTATCAAGACCAAGTTAATCAAGCACAAGAACTGATTAAGGCATACAAGCAGCAACTTTCCGACCAGTTACAGTTGGATAAGTGGTACATTGAGGAAAAGCAGAAAATCCAAAACAATGCGAATATATCCAAGAATAAAGATTTGCAGAAGCAGCTTCAAGATAACCTTGATAAGCAATATGCTTCAAAGACAGATACTAATTCTTGGAAAGATTTTCAGAATAGCGATATGTATATTTCTATCTTTGAGAATCTAGACCACACATCAAACCGCGTGCTTACTGCAATGAAAGCGAGACTTGAAGGATTACGTTCTTCTCTGAAAAATCTCACTCCAGAGCAATTAAAACAGATAGTTGAGCAGATTAACAAGATAGATGCTTTACTTGTTGAGAGAAATCCTTATAGTAACATTGGTAAGAATCTCAAGGAATACCTGAAATTTGCCAAACAGCGCAAAAAGCTAGAGGAAGAATATATTGATGCCACCCAAAAGGAGCAGATATTGAAAAACGACCAAAGCAATGCGAATAAGGATGTTCAAAATGCAGAAATTGCTTATAACAACGCTGTAAAAAAATATGGTATTGCTTCAAAAGAAGCCATCCAAGCAAGAATCCTTTGGGATATTGACAAGGAAAGACTTCGTACCATAACAGACCAGCTTGTAGCACAAGGAAAGATAACAGAAAAGCAAGCAGAGCAGATACGAAACGGACAGAAGTTGCAGAAGACTTTGCAACAGCAAGTTCAGGCTATCGGGCAAAATTTCTCTGATGCAGCTAGTTCCGTTACAGAACTTTTTAGCGCATTGAATGACTGGGGTGCTAACATCGAAATGTCTGACGATTTATCAGAGGTTGTAGATGGAATCAGTAAGATTGGTTCTTCTCTTGAAGGTATTGATATTACTAGACCATTCTCTGTTGTCAAAGGTACGATAGGTGTTATCGGAGGCATCGGAAAAACTCTTGGCGGCATCTTCGGATGGGGAACAAAAGATAAAAAGCTGCAAAAGCAGATTGAAAATCACCAAAAGGCGATTGAAAAACTGCGAGAGAGATACAGCGAACTCAAAGATGCTATGGATAATGCTTTTGATATTGAACGTTTGGCACAATACAATGATGAGATGGTTAAGAATCTCAAAACTCAGAATGCCAACCTTGAATCAATGATAAAAGCAGAGCAGGACAAGAAGAAGACCGATAATGATAAGATTGAAGAGTACCGCAAACAAATCGAAGCCAACAACAAGGCTATCGAGGAGGCAGAACAAAGTCTTACAGAGCAACTTGGCGGATTCGGAACAAAGACTAACTATAAGTCGGCAGCAGAGGAGTTTGCAAAGACTTGGGTTGATGCTTACAACGAAGGAAGCGATGCTCTCGAAGCACTTAATGATAAATTCGATGAGTATATACAGAACCTCATAGTTAAGCAAGCTACACAACGTATTGTTGGTAAGATGCTAGAGCCGTTGTTTAAAAAGATTGACAATGCGGTCGAACAAGGAAGCGATGGTGGAAATAATGGATTGGATTTGGTTAAAACTGAATTGGATGACATTATGACAACAGGAAAGGATAAGCTGAAAGGTGTTTCTGATATGTTAAAATCATTCGTTGATGGATTAGGATATAAACCAAAAGGCAGTTCAAATATCTCTGCTTTGCAGCAAGGTATTCAGTCTGTTACGGAATCAACAGCACAGGCGTTGGAGAGTATTTTATCGAGCATACGTTATTATGTTGCGACTCAGCAAGCAGACATTCGTATCATTCGCGACACTCTGTTAGAGAAGCTCGGCAATAGTATCAACGCGATAACACAAGACACTTCAAGCAGTCCTGTACTCATTGAGTTGAGATTGCAGACAACAATACTTACCGATATTCGCGACACCTTGGCTAGCTGTGTAAAGGGCGGTCACAAACAAGGAAGAAACGGTATCAAGGTATTTATGAATTAGTTTTCTGCGTTCTATATATAAAATTAGGGCAAGCTCGGTTTCACAACTGAACTTGCCCTTTTTAATCTAAACCTTAACTAATACAAAAAGTAAAATTACACTTTATGTCTGTGTTCCGCCGTACACTCTGTAAACAAGAAAATAATATAAATATTTTCACCAAACTTTGCTATTTAAATGAGCTGTAAGGCATTATTTCTGTTCATCCTTACAACTATTCCACTCTGACACATAAATCATTCCTAGCGTCATATTTGCGTCATCGTAGCTAATGATTTTAACATCATTATCCTCTCCGTACTCTATGAGGTCACATTTTCCTTTGCATTCGATGCGAACTTCACTCTTTCCGCACACGTAAATGCGAGTAACCATATTCTCTGGAACTTCAATCTCCAAATCCTTGCAGTACGCGACAAGAATAATCGTAGAGCGCGCCTTGATAACTCCATGAGCACCTATATACATTTCGCTAGTATATCCGTGCTCGTTACATTGGTAGAATCCATTGGCAAACTCACCAAACTCTTTCAAAAGGTACTCTTTTGACAATCCCCATCCGAAAGCAATAGAATCAGCCATAAACTCAATTCCGTTTGAATCAAGAGCCATATTTACCAATTCTCGCTTACTCGCGGCGGAATCCCATTTCCCTTTATATTCTCCGCACAATCCCAATCTTATGGCATTACGCTTCAACGTCAATAATTCATTGCTATTCCCCATACCATTCTCTCAATATATCGTTAATTAAAGTGTTAACATACGCATAGGTTTTATCGTACCCGACAAGTTCGTGACACTTGCGGACACATCGCATAGCAGATTTCTCATTGATGTCCGCGCGCTGTGCAATAACGGCATAGGAAAAACCATAGCGATTGTGCAGAACGTCAAGAACAAAGTTCCTTGCTACCGCTCTCGCAAAAGGAATGTTAGTATTGCCGACATATAAATCGTCAGCATTGACTCCTTCTTTCTCTTCGGTACTCATAGCTGTGTTCACTTGTTCGCAAACCATCCGTTCTACCTTATCCATCGTATCATTACCTAAGTATATCATAGCCGTTATATCTTATTTTTATCTTTATAAACGTAACCTACCGTATCACAAGGGTATTTATCATCTGGTGACAATACACCTGCATCTTCCATCTTTTGTCTGAAATCCACAGAAACCATAGGCACTAACTTGTGTAATCTAGAACCATCGGCGGCAGCCCAAATCGGTTTTAGATACTGAACAGGATTCTTAACCTTTACACCATCCCATTTGATTCCGTTCTGAATGAATGGTATAAAGATACCGTCTCGCTTCACTCCGTTAGCATCACACATCCTTACAATCCTGTAATCTCGGAATAGTCCGTATTTCAGTTCTATATACCATTCATTATACATAAGCTATTCCTTTCCTTGATTAAGAGCCTCGGCTGCTTGCTCTGCCAATATTGCTTGCTGACCGTGCTCAAAGTTCTTCTTCAAGTCTTCCTCTGTCTCTTCGGAAACTGGAGTGTTCATTACAGTTTCCATCTCTTTCTGCATACGACCGAGGTAATCCATCTTGTTCTTTGCGAACTTTGCAGCATCATCTGCATCAGTGAACGCTGTAATCGGATGAGTAATGTTGGCTTCTGTGATGATAACCATGCTATCAAGCATATCTTGATAAGTAACATCAGTCTCAGGGAAAATATCATTCTCTTTCCCCTTTACCTCGTTCTTCATCGCGACAAGATTTTCAAGCCACGCGAATGTTGTAGTGGTAAGTGCGTGCCCTTCCATATCAACACCGCCCCAACGCTTAAAACGTGCTTCAAATCCAATGTGTGTGTGGAAAATAGCACTATCCTTCAAAATTACGATGAAGAAATGACCGAAGTCGGTAACGCTTTCAACATCTTTTCTGTTGATTCCGACAACAACTTTAAGCAAACCTGCATTGTTGTCAACAGTCTTCTTTTTTGCAATTCTAGCCATAACTATATATTTATTTTTGTTCTACAATCGTTTTGTACTCGAAATTTCTACATGAAGGATTTTCTTTCGATGTGTATCTCTTCTCCGTGGTATTATGGCAAACCCCATCCTTGAAGAAGAAACAATCCTTGCAAGTATATACTAGCGGAATAATGTCTCCGCAAGCATCATCGTCAGGATTTGCGTCTGTATATAAGTCTTTGCCCAAGCAATATGGGAACTCAGAATCTTCATCATTCAACAATACACAATCCTTACAAGTGTATTTAGTCTGTGCCATGTTCCTTACGTTTTTGATATTCCATCAATGTCAAGATACAATAGTTAGCGCAGTCAAGAAGAGCATCTTCCAATGGCTCATTAGCGACTTGCGCCTCATTATCCTTCAACGTCTTGATGCGATTCACTTTCTCTCGTATCTTTCCGTAGCCGTAGTTGATACCAAGCTCATCATACATTTCGGAAAAAGCATTCCCATAGTCGTGATTTTTGCGCTTATAGGTATCGCTCATCTTGTCGGTGATAGCTTTGAAAGCTTTGCAATCTTCATTTGACAGCCTATCGTTATTCTCGTATTGTGGAATATTAAACTTGCCAAGATAACTACTCATAAAGTTTCTTTTGTTTCCACCACGACTACCACCAACAAAAGCATTATTTGCTATCCAATCATTTTTTGGAACTAATGTACTTATAACGCCAATAGGAAGTTCCAATCCTCTGGTTGCATGCTTATTTTTATTTTCGCTTGCAATTACAGAATCTTTCCATTCATCCATCAGCTTTTCTGCGTATTCAGGATATATACCTTTCTCTTGTAAAATATCCAAATCAACACGTTCACTAGTAACGTCGCAAACGTCACAATAAACACGGTCATTTTTAACAGACTTTACACGAAAAACATCTGTCGGTTCACTCGGTGCCGAGTAGCATCCCTTCCTTGTGTTGACATAATAGAGAAATCCTTCTTTTGTACGTTCAATACGCTCGCACGGAAGTAGAAACTCCAGCCCAACCTTAATATCTTCCTTCTTAATCATAAGCTATTTATTTTGTTTGTTATACTTATGCCCGCAGTGAAACATATTGCAGACGTTGCATTTATAGACGGTCATCCCCTGCTGAATGAGCTTCGGATGCGTCTTAAGAAACTCCCAAGCATCATCCTCTGTCTCGTATGCGACCTTCGCCTTCCAAGAATGAACTTTTTTAATCCAATGTTCGGGGTCTGGTTTGAACGGCGGCACTTTATTAGGATTGTGATGATTCTTCCTCATAGCTCAATGATATTAATGCAACTATCATCAACTGTGACATAGCAATCAAGTGTCTCGCGTCTGTAGCCACCGAAATCAATAAGTATCTCAGAATCTTCGCTTGCGCAAATGAACTCTTTGTTGGCAAGCAATTCATCCTTCGTAATGGTTTTCTTAACCTCACTAAAATAAATTCTTCCAACCATAGGTGCATTGATAATGCCACCGACCTTTATAACATCATCATCTGATGTTATATATATGATAGGCAAATCACCTTTTGCATTCTCAAAGAACACGTTATTCAAAAGCTCTGATTTAGTCATAATCTGTTATTTTTTAGTTGATGATGGTTTGCGACCACGTTTCTTTGTCGTATCGCGCTTGCTAGCAGTGTAATCCAATGACGATTTCTTCGGTCTTCCTGGCTTTCGCTTTACAGGAACGGCTTCTTTATTCGGTAAATACAACGTCTCACATTCCTCATCTTCGCCAAATTCGTTCTCAAACTCTCTTCCTTCACGCTTCTCTGAATCGGCATCATAGGCACGCTTCCACTTGCGCTTGGCAACTTTCAACTGCTCTTTCTTGAATGCCTCTGATTCCTCATGAAGCTTATCATAGTCTATCTCAGGTGCATCAAACTCACCTTCAACACTGCATTCGGGAGTTTTCTCAACGTCCTTTGATTCCATTTCCTGATGAATGCGGTCTTCCTCTGAAATGTATGGCTCATCGTCAACTTTCTGCTTATGACTGGCATTATACTCGTCAATAAACTCTTTAATTTCTTTCTTGGAACGCCCATCTTTCCTCATTTCTGCCAACTCAAACTCGAACTTCTGACGTTCTATGTCCTCAAATCTCGTTCCGTCCAAATCGCTTCCCTCATTGAGTACGTTGATTTTCTTGTTTTCCTCATCAGCTTTCATCTGTTTGTCAATGGCAATCTCCAATAATGCGTGATTAACGTCATATTCCGTCATTTCATCGACCTCATAAGCCATAGGGTCTTCTCCAAGCTCGTTTTTCAGAAAGTTCTTCTTTGCTTCGATGCATCCGCTCGGCAAAAACTGAGCCTCATCAAGATACATATAAGGATGAATGCTCTTGATAGACATGATAGGACTCGGTGTGCCGAAGTCTTGCAAAAGCTTCATGTATTTGTCCGCATTCTGCTGATAAATACAGTAGCATTCCTCCAAATTGCGCTTCTGAACAAGCACAACTGCCATTATCCAGAATGGGTCTTTACCATCCGTGTAGCGTTTTGGCAATCCCTTCGTCTGCAACGATGCCGCTTCTAACGCCCTGTCAAGTGATTCTTCATTTATTCGCATATATTCTCAACTTTTAAATGATTACAACACCTCGGATGAACCATCGCTAATGGTATCGTCTTTCCTCAACTCCCATTCATCGGCAGTCATAATCTCCCAATGACCGCAAACGTCTTGTGCCAATACAGAACCACGCTTCACCTGCTTGTGAGCACCTGCCATATTGACGGCAGTAACGCTATAAAGCATATCGGTAACGTCCAAACCATCATCGACCGCATCGGTTGCTTTCTTGATGTCTGTAACGATAGGGCAGTCGAACAATGCCTTGATGTTTTCGCCCTTGACCTCAATTGATGTCTTGTATTTGTTCATAATTCGCATATATTTTAAAGCATCCACCGACCGTAGAAGGAACTCGAACCTTCTGTTTGCCTAGACTTGTATCTAAGAGACACGTCCTACCGCCTTGCGGATGCTGTCGTTTCTATTTTCCGCCATTCTTCAACCAATCTTCAATCGTGGTACTGTCACCATCAAACGACTGACCGAAGACGTTTACCAACTTAACCGAACAAAGCAGATACGGAATGTTCTTGATGTTATCCGTTGATGGCTCTGTAGCATCCTGTACCAAAAACAACGCTTTCTTCCGTCTGTAATCATCATACCACAGGATAAGCGCACCCTCCAAGTAAGCATACAGACTATCCCATGCTTTCTCGGCAGCTTTTATCTGATCAGTAACGGAAAGCTCGGTAGTTCCATCAACATCATACCCGAACACGCAGACTGACAACGTAGCGTTGGTGCTCTCATGCCTAGCATTCGGGTCAACGAATACTCTCAACGCGTCACTCTCAGGATAACTTTCGGTATATACACCCTTCTGCTTACCCTTGGAGTTCAATCCATCCAATGACTTGTAGCGGACAGAACCGCCGCCAAAATCATCTTCCAGACTCTTACGCAATCCGTCTGCCTTCCAAGCTCCCTGCTCGGACTTCAAGTAACGCTGTATGTAGAATTTCTTTTCTGCCATATTCCAAAGTCGGTAATTCGTAAATCAAACATTTATGCTGCAAATATACGCAAAAAAATCAAGCCAAAAATGAACTTTACATAGTTTAACAAATTGCAAATTTGTATAAAAATCCCCATATCCCCTATTAAATATATGCTATCCGCATAAATCAGATTTTTCATATTGAAAATTTAACATTTGAAGCAATTCCCATATAATAATAACACGTAAATAAACTATTGTACCCTCGCGCGCAGCCGTAGTAGGGGATGTCAACCCCTGTATATAGTAAACTATATACTCATCCCCTAAGAAGAAAGGCTTCGCAAACAACCCATGCAATAGACTATCGAAACTGCAATCCATATATAGCAAAAACGAACCTTAAAGTAGAAAGCAGTCTTACTTTTACGCAAAAATAAAAATAGCTCAAAATTCGCGTTCTAAGACGTTCAAAATAATCTGGTGATAAACTACACCACGAAGCTGCATAAAACGCTACCTGACGCACAGAAATAAGCAAAAGTAGATACTATGAAACTTTATGCAAAAAGAAAAGTAGATGTGATATTCTCAAAAATGCTCAAAATTCGGTAGAAAAGCGGAATTTGAAAAATCGGAGTATTTTACAAAAAAATAAAAAATAAAAAAATAAAAAATTTTCGGAAGAGAGCTGGCCCACTCTGCGAGTGCCAAAAACGGGGGTGTGGGGGTGTGGTTTGCTCTATATAGGTGTAAAACACTGAAAATCAATACATTATTTGCGACAAAAACGGACGTTTTCTGGCAAAAACACCACAAAAAGCGGCTTTTTCGTTTCTGTTTTCATTTTATGTAAATTATCCAAAATAAGAGAAAAAGCAAAGAAACAAAAAGTAAAAAGATAGAACGTTTCTGCAAAGATGTTAAAAAACTCTAAATCTCCAAAAAAGTTTTCTATTTGGAATTAATCCAAATAAGAAACGAAAACAGAAAGCGAGTACAAACAGAGCGAAAAACCAAACATCAAACTTTATTTGGAATTAATCCAAATAAGAAACGAAAACAGAAAGCGAGTACAAACAGAGCGAAAAACCAAACATCAAACTTTATTTAGAAATAATCTAGATAACTGAAAGCGTATCAAATAAGCGGCTGCAAACGTACCAAAAACGAAAGATAGTACAAACATACATCTAAGACGGAAAACGGCTGCAAACATCAAATAAAAGCGTTTTAGATGTTTTCCCTATATATAAGGTACGCGCGCACACTACCATATAAGAAAACGGCTGCAAACGTGATTTTTTAGGCTGCAAAGGTGCAAAGATAGGGCAAAACAGTTAAAAGCACACAATAGCCACTATTTAACCTATTATATTGCAAAGTGGAGATTGCAATTTATGTAAATATTTAGGAAAAAGCAATTATTTTCGAGAAAAAAGCGAGAAAAAGCGTAATTTTTTGCCTAAAAGTTTTGCAGATACAGAAAAAAGCCGTATCTTTGCATCGCATTTAAGAAATAAGGATGCTTACTTAAGACATAGGAATCCATATATAACAATGCTTCGTTCTTTGATTTACTTTCATGTTAACGTGATAATGAAACGCTTACTATTTGCAGCCGTGATCCTGTTCGTAAAACAGATAGCGCAAACGTAAGATAGGCATTATCTTAATATCGTTATCAAGAAACCTAACAGATGTTAGTGTAACAATACGATATAGTAGTATTAAGCGGTTTGCTAGTTTGCCATCAATAAAGAAACTAGCAGTAACAATTATAACGGTTTTCCCTTAAAGAATGTAGCTGCAAAGTACATTATATATTCAGCGTTGAAGCATCTTAAAGTGAGTAAGGAAAAGTTAGAGTACAGAAATAAATTAGATGATAAATGAAAACCAAAAGAATATATACCCATACTGGATGCAGGCGAAAACATCGGCTTTTCTGCAAGTTCGAGTCTTGCAAAGGGAACAAATTAGCAACTTAAAATTTAAAGCAATATGTGATGTACAATGAATTCGTTGAGCGTGTAGGAATGGAGGTATCATCTTCTGAGTTTGAAATTATCAACGAAATGTATAGATGTTGATAAAGATGGGTTTTGCAAGTTGTGGGTAAAAATGAACTTTGCCAGAGTTAAGGCTCTGCAAAGGAACAAAAAGCAAAGGAGGCAAAGGAGGCAAAGGCTATCGAGTACATTACAAAGGTACAAAATAAGCTATCTGCAAAGTTAAACAAAGATTTTATGGTTAATTTCAATATGCCAGCTTAATACTCTCGATAATTCAATAAATGAGTATTGGGAGAAAACAGCAGAAAAGCATATTTAAACAAAAAACCCACTACCTTTAAAAAGTAGTGGGCAAATCAAATTAAATCGAAAAATCGAAACAACTTGCTTACTTAAGACGCTGCAAAGTTATTAGTTTTTTCCGAATTAGCAAAATTAATTAGTAACTTTTAAATATTTTAGGTATGAAGAACTTATAAAACAAATTATTCTGTAGCTGTAAATTGGTGTAATAATGCGCTTATCCTCTGCAACAATATTACAGAGATAGACCCTTCTGTTTATGATAATATGCGCTTTGAACTGTTCGATGAAGAAGACGGCACACAAAAAGACATTTATCAGTGGTTTATTACAGATTGCACCGATGACGATGTAGAGTACATGGAGCAAACATTTGGCTTGCTTTTCACTTATTCGGACTTATTGGATAAGATTAATGAGATAGTAAACAAGTAACAACAATAACCTTTGCACTCGCTTTTGTGGGTGCAAAGGTACAAATAATATAAGATATGAAAAAGATAAGAATAAACATTTTGATAGATTTTTATACCGACAAATTGAGCGATATTGCAAATCGTGTTTCAGTCTTGGCAGCCACGGCACAACAAGAAGACGAAAAGCCAAATTTTCACAAAATAGCAAAGGAGGCTAAAGCCCTGTTTGCCGATTACATTGTATTTAAGGCAAAGGCACGTAAATTTATAGATTTACTTGGTATGCCTTACGGTCAAATGTGGGCAAATGAATATGAGTTGCGTGCTGCAAAGTACTTCGATTTTCTTTTAAACTAATTGGATATATGGATATAACAATACCTTTCGTTTTCGCCCTTGTATCTTACGTATTAGGCATTATTGTAGGGCGCAATTGGGATAAGTACGTAAAAGAGTAAATAACCTTTTAAAACGCAAATAAAATGAGAAAGATAGAGCAAAGAATGGTTAACGCTACAAATAATAAAGTTAACTATAGAGAAAGTAACACAGAAGTAATTGTTAAGGGTGCAAATGTATTTGTACGCTTGTATGATACATATATATATGCAAAAGTACGTGGCAAAGTGTATTTTTCCGATGGTGGTTTTAATACGGCTACAACTAGTAGCCGTTTGCGTGCGCTTGGTGCAGACTACAGCACAAATAATAAATTGTGTGGCTGCAAACTTACTAGCCAAAAGGAAATGCTTAATTTGCGTTATTACGGCAAAAAGACAATATCATAAAACATATTGGATAGGTGCAAAGATAGTCGGTATCTGTTTACGGTTCGATTCCGTTTGCACCACAAAGTAGTAAGTAACATTTAAAGTTTAGGTGATATGAAAGAATTAAAAAAGTTAGCATTAATACTCCGTGCTTTGGGTATTACGGCAAATGTAGTAAGCGAAGAAATAACCTATAATGGCGTGCATGAATATGATAATAACTTTTGCGAGTGTGACAAAGGTTTTGTGCATTTCGATGTTTGGCACGATGATGAAGAATTTGAACTGCATTTTACATTCAAAAATACTTTGGTGTATGACACCTTATATTTGGATAGTCTGCTGCAAGTTGTTATCGAGATAACTAGTACTATCGCTAAATTTGAGGGTTAAATAATAGTGTGTGTGCCCTTATATTTGGTTATTGGTACAACTTATCAACTAGCCAAATATAAGGCTATATAGAGTAAATAAACGGCTAAATTTAGAAAGTTATGTTATATGTAATTACAATAACTCTCGAAAACATTTGCGAGGGCAAAGAAGATACAAAATTATATCAAAGGTTTTTTAAATCAATTGGTAGTGCAAAGAAACAACTATCAGAATTAAGAAAGAAGATTCTAGATAAGGGCTACAATTACGCATTCAGCGGAAAAAATTATCATTGTGGAGATGGCTCTATTTGGTATTGTTACGATAATGATAACTTTGATGAAGTTACAATAACACTTGATGATGATTTGGGCACATTTTACAAGACTATAGACAATGAATTTGTGCTTAACAATTCGTTTGGCAGTGGATGCTGGGATAGCGAAGAAAAAGCATTAAAAGATATTTTCAACAATCCTAAATATACATTTGATAGATTCTTTTAGTTGTGACTTAAACAAATAGCCGTACTTACCTATAAGGTACGCAAGTTTGCGACTTGGTACGGCACAATTATATATTGCTTAAAAGTTACTATAGCCGTGAGTAGTTAGAGACTACCTCCAAAAGCGAGATTTGGCATGGCACAAATAAAGATAGGAGAATAGGAGAAATGAAGACAACAGAAATCATGAATGCAGGTGGCGCATCTGTAAAATACGACATCGTGAACATCGGCTGTAAGGATTGCCCTTACTGCATGATGGCAGAAGGCCAATACCTTTGCCGTTCCGACAAAAGCTGCAATGCAAAGGCAAACATGACCGATGATGATGAGCCAAAGCAGAAAGTAATAATATACAGTCGTGTCTCTACTGAAAAGCAGACATTGGAGCAGCAGGAAAGAACAATCAACGAATGGTTGAATTGTCACAATCTGAAAGCTACTCACGAAGTGAAGGAGGAAGGAGTATCTGGTAAGGTATCTTATAAGGATAGAAACCTTGGTAAGGTAGTGTTGCCGATGCTTGATAAGGGTGATATTCTCATTGTATCAGAGGTTAGCCGTATCGGTCGTTCTATGAGCGACATCAACAAGTTTGTGAATGACGAACTGAAACCACGTGGTGTGCGCTTGGTTATCGTTCAGATGGGTATTGACCTTGATTGCAGCCATCTGAAAGCGATTGACGAAATGCTTTTATTCGCTTTCTCATTCTCGGCACAGATGGAACGTGAACTCATACAGGAACGAACACAGAGCGCATTGGAAGTACGCAAGCAGAAGTTGGCAAAAGATGGAGAATTTATCTCAAAGTCAGGTAAGGTTGTAAAGAAGTTGGGCAGACCTAGGAAATGCGATTTATCAAATGCACAGAAGGCGGCATCGGAAAAGCGCAAGAAAGAGGCTGCTGAGAAACCTTGCAACAAGGCTATATGGAATGTGGTTAAGAAGTGTACCAATGACTTCACAGAATTGACTACACCTAACTTTGCCGATGCAGCTATGATGTTGCAGCAGATGGGCGTTTATTCGTCCACTGGCAAGGTTTTGACGAAAGAACTAGTAAGAAGTGCGTACTACAATCTACGCTCAGTCTATGGCAGTCAGGTTTATTTCAGACGTGGTTCTGCCAACTATCGTGTAATGCGAGAAAAGGGTATGACCGATGAGGAGATTCAGCAGTATTACAAGGAACTGAATAACAACAACAATAATACAGAGGAGGTTTAAGTTATGGCATTCTTAATAGCAATTTGGCTAATCGGCACATTGTTCGATTGCGCCATGGGCAGAAATAAAGGTTAAAATTTCTGCCCTACACACAATATAATGACGCATATTGCGTTATCTCTTGAAAATAATATAAATATCAAATAGCCCTACGCATCACGGATAAGCGAATAAGTTATGAAGATTAAGACATCAAAGTACAACGAAGTAAAATTATCTGATGTTGCTCAATACATCAAAGTTCCTGCACAGATAGTAAAGCCATCTACTCCAAATGGAGTATTGATTGGTGATGTTCAATACGAAGACGGAAAGAAAGAGCGAGTATATTCAGACTATGAAGTACGTATTAACAACGTTCAGCTACCATTCGCAGTTGGAGAAGATAGCTACTTCAATAGCGAGATTGAAATCAACTAACAGATTCAGCCCTCGACATCACGGTTAAGTCTTAAATTATGAAGAAATATCAGATATATTACAATAATACGGTTGAGATAAACAATGTTGCAGAGTTTGATACATTGGATGAAGCAAAGCAATATTGCACCGAAAATACCAAAGGGTATGATAAGGTATGCGACAATGATAACTGCTGGGAAGGTCGCAGCAATAATTTTCATTATGAAGTCTATGATGGAGTTAAGGAAATCCTAGATGAGGATGGTGATGTTGTTGATTTCAAAGACCCAGTTTACGAAACAGAGCAGTTTTATTGCGATTAATCAATGTAAAATCCAAAAATTAATTTTTCGTTTTCTGAAATAAATTTAATTATGAAAAAGATTTTAATGTATATGGCAATTATAATTGCCGTGGGGTTTGTTTCTAGTTGCAGCATTAAGCCAAAAGTTCCCGAAAAGACACCTGCACAATTACGAGCAGATTCTATCGCAAAGGTAAAGAAAGATTCTATTGCGAAGGTTGCCAACTTCAAGAAGTTTTCTTTGAATAGCTTAACTAGACTTCTCAAAAGACAGATTTCGAGTGACCCTGATTACGGAAAGGTTTTAGAATCCTCAGACTTAATACTTTCCGATTCCATCTACCTCGCAAATTGTAGGGTTGCGGTTAAGAATAAGTATGGTGCAGTCGAGCAATACGAGGACATATATTTGCTTATGTGTAAAAATGCACCAAAAAACGAATGTATGATAGTACTGGATAGAGATAGAATGGATAAGTTTCTGAACAACATATCAAAAGATTGTTGCTGCCTTCCGCTTATTACAAATGGTGATAACGAAATGCGCTCAAAAATCATATATCAGCTTTGCGATAAAGGGCAGTACTTTTTTAACGTTGAAAGGTTTATAAAAGGACTGGACTTTTCTCCTTTCTAGAAAATCGGTGCGATTATTCACCAATATATAACATCATGTTTTTAAAACTTATGATTTTGCTCATGTTTTATGGGGCTTATTGCCTCCTCAAGGGCAAGTAAAAAGTTGGCTGGCTCATTTGTTTGGGTCAGCCTATTTTGTGGAATATGGTGTAAAAAACAAATTAATCGAAGAATTAATAACTGCCAAATGCTAAAGTTTGGTTAAAGGTTTACTTAGCACACGCAAGATTGGAATATTTTTCGTATATCAGCAAGACCCTAAATTTCAGCAGCAGACACAGATACGTTGGTATGATGCTACATTTATGGAATTGCTCACCATTGTTGGCTTGAACAGCCAGACATCACTCAATTTAAATTAATAGGAGATTAGAATATGAACGGAGAATATCAATGCAACATTGTTGCAGAACGTGGAGCAGCCAAAGTTGGCTAAGACCCTCATCAAGTTACGTGAGGTGTACGTGGACTTTATGAGCGAGGTCGATAGAGCCAAGGAAGAGTATGGTGTGCTTGTGAATGACAGAATAGACGATAAGTTTACCAGCCAGTACAACGTAATGAGCACGTTAATCAGCAACACTTTGGCAAAGATTATGGATTGCGAGGTCAATGAGGCTATTAAGGACTAAGTAATCGTGCATATATAGTTCCTCGCTTATCAATTATGGTAGGCGAGGATTTATTTTATGTAGCATACAAGACGTTTAAACTATCGCACCGATAAATCATACCAACAGACTATTTTAACCGCTTACAGAAGAAATTTTCACTATCTCTTTGAGTTCTCAGATATTTTGCCTATCTTTGCAAAGCAATTATTGGAATTCATATTTCTATTTCAGCCCTGCCGTTGATGCTCAATGGTGGGGCTTTACTTTCGCATTTCTTTTATACCTATCATATATCGCCCTGCATCATCATTTTTGGTGGTGTGGGGCATTTTTCGTGTTAATTAAACTTAGAAAGGTTAAAGTCGTAAATCCCCGTAAAGCCTATTAAATATAGGTTATCCATATTTATCCACAATAAAGCGAGTTAATGAAAAATCAGCTAATTTGGTGGTTTGCAGGAATTTATGTACTTTTGCAGCGCTTGTTAGAAGTAACGTACTAAACAGCGGACATATTAAGTATAATTGAGTGACTGTTCACTTCCCTATACAAAACCCTATCTGAAGTTCGGAACGTTACACGAACAAAGGATAGGGTTTTCACTTTCCCTATTCTTTTTCGAGAGTAAGCAAGTAGTCTTGGTGGCTTGTCGGCTAAATACACTCGGCTACACAGACTTAAAACCCACGTCACAAGAGGTGCATGGTGACACCGCAGGAACTGAAGGCAGAAGGCGGGCAGGGCGGGGCGTACCCCGAAAGCTGCTTAGGTTAAGTGCTGTACGATTTGGCAACTGACCCGACCGAAGGGGCTCATTATACTGGGTTCATGTAACTTCGAGTGGAATATTCCTTCCAAGCTCTCATCGTTTCAATGAATGATGGGGGTAAGGGGGAGAACCACTCTCTCAGAGGTCTATTGCCTGTTTCATATAGCCTTTTTATAAGGAACAATATTAATTATAAATCATTAGATATAGGGAAGATGATTATAAATCAAGTAATGAAGAGACCAATGGGTAATTTTTTGGTCGAGCAAAGAACAAAAGATAGTATGTTCAATGCTACAAACTTGCTCAAACAATGGAATGAGTTTGTTGAGCATAATGATGATACCCAAAAAGTTGGGTATGTGAAGAAAGACCTTGATGATTTCTTCAATAACAAAGGAATCAAGGAGTTCATCAATGCTTTGATGGAGGAAGAAAATCTACATACCCAAAATTCTGTGTATGTAAAATCGAAAGCAAGGTCTGATAGAGGTGGAGGTACTTGGATGCACCCTATTCTCTTTGTTAAATTTGCAATGTGGCTCAATCCAAGATTTGAGGTTCAAGTTATAAAGTTTGTGTACGACCAAATGTTGAAATATAGAAATGATGCAGGTGATGCGTACAAAGAGCTTGGTACATCTATTGGTAAAATTGTCAGTAAGAAGTTTATGCCAGTAGCTATGTGTAAAGTAGCAAAAGCGATAAATTATGTTGTGTTCGGAAAGCACGAACATGAAATAAGCAAGGAGAAGAAGAAAAACAATACGAATTGTTTAATATGGAGAGACAAGTTGCAATGCTTATTAATGATGGTTTTCTTCGCTCATACGACCATGTAATAGAATATTTGAGAAAGAAGTATGTAGAGAAATATTTACCATCTGTTCTGAAAGTTAAGTAATATACACAAATAAAACAGAATAATATGTTTGGAGAAGAAACAATCACTCGCAAGTGTGTAATAACGCTTATGGGGGGGGTACAAAGTAGTAGGCACGTTATCAATGCCGAAACCGAAAAAAGCTATGTTTCCTGAAGAAATGGAACGTAACTTTATCAAGAGTTTTAATGAGTCGCAGCCTAATGCAGTAAACAAGGCTGTTAGTGTTCACATTTTAAGAAATTGATTCAAGTTTTGGAAAGCTTTAATTAGGCTACAGCGATTATCCATTCAATCG